CAAAAACTTAACGTTCTCGGCATGCTCTGATATAATTGCAGGCTGAGTCGGGGCGTAGCGCAGCCTGGTAGCGTACCTGCATGGGGTGCAGGGGGTCGGAGGTTCGAATCCTCTCGCCCCGACCAATAGAATCAAAGACTTAGGCCAGCCGCAGAGCTGGCCTTTTTCTTTTCTGGCGGCATTACCCCTACAATTACCCCTACAGTTTTTACCCCCACAAATTGCCCCTACAGGCCACTCGCTGGCGCCGTTCCGGCCGGGGTCGAGGCGTTGATCCGGTCCTGCTGCCACCGGTCGATGTCAGTGGAATCCCATGCCACTGCGCGGGCTCCGATGCGGACCGGAGCCGGGAATGTCCCGCCCTGAATGTCGCGGTAGATCGCGGTGCGCGACTTGCCCACCATCTCGATGACGGTCGGCAGGCGCAGGAAGCGTTTAGGTGCATTCATTTATTGCCTCTTTTAATTTCGATATCAACTTTTTAAGTGTCGCGACTTCTCGTTCAAGTGCGGCAACTCTTTTTTCGAGATTGCGTTCGGCCGCACGTACTGGCACTGCGACCTGTGCTGCAAGCGTTCCGTAGGGGCGGGCCGCAGGTGGCGCCACGCCGTCCTTAGGCATCGACAGCGGCTCGCGAGCGTTGATTATCTTGGCGATGCTCGCGCCAGTTATGCGCGTTGCCCGTCCAAATTTCACCGATTCGAGCTCGCCACGGCGAACCATGCGGTAGATGGTGGCGCGACAAACGTCCAGCATCTTCATGGCACGGCTAACCCTGTAAAGAGCATCTTCCATTTCACCCCCTCGTCTGCTCGTCAATTCACGCGGTCCGGAGCGTGGCGCGGAGGCATGGACCGCGATTACCCTCCCGGGTTCTGCTTCGCTGGCATGTTCGCGCCGACGATACTGTGCGCCGCGGCCCCGGTAGCTGCCACGCCAGTCGCGGCGCCGATATCGCGGATAGCCGGCTGACCGGCGGGCAACCCAAACTCCAACTGGTCGACCTGCACCTTTTCGCTACTCCTGCAGGTTTGTGGCGCTCCAGCGGTTTTAGGATAGTCCTGCGCCTGGGCCATGCCAGCAGCAAGCCAACCCATCCAGACATAAGCCGTTACCGTGTTGGTGTAGTCGCCACTCTGCTGGCGTAGGTCAAATTGCCGCGACCCGGCCCAAGCCTCGAACTTTGGTCGGATGGCGCTCGCGTCTACCGTCTTCTCGAGTTGGGCGATCTCGCTACCCTTGCGCGACCTTACGGGCTTGGCATCGTCACCTTCGCCCTGCGCCTGTCCCATGGCCAGAGCCCTGATCGCCCCACTGTAGGTGACCAAGCCCATATTCATTCCGTTGCTGTAGGCTTTGCTGTACGACTTTTGCGCTTGCGCCTGACGAAGCTCCGGCAGCAGGGTGAATGCCTTGATCAGTGCGGCGCGCTCAACGGCGCGGGCAAAGGCGACCGCGTCACCGTCATCGCCGTGCAGGTACTTTTCAGCGAAGCCGCCGATCTCGTGCGTGGTGAGCGGTCCGACATTGTCGCGGTAACCCTGGCCTACGCGGGCGTGTTGCCACAGCTCCCGCGTCTCGGCGGCGACCTTGACGTTGCCTTGCTCCTCGTGGCGCCAGATCTCCTTCGTGAACGCGGCGTCGCTTACGCTGGCAGCTTGGCTCATCGCGGAGCTCCATCCTGGTGCTGGAACACGCTGTGGAGCACGTGCTGCGCACCCAGGCACAGGCGGAACAGCTCGACGCTACTCTGCCTGGCGCTGGCTTCACCGATGTCGTGCAGCAGCTGGGCCACGTCGATGCCGTCGACGCGCGCGGGCATCTCGATGCCGGAAAGTTTTCCGGCATCCCCTGTGCTCGCTTTTCCGGAGATTGCTGGATTAAGCATCTGCACTTCCCTGATGGCGCTTGTGAGCAGCCAACACCTGCTGCACTGCCATGGCCATCTTGCCGATGCCGATCTTGATGCCGGCGCTAACCAGGCGCTCGTCGTCTGTTACATCCGAGTCGTCGTCGAGCGATTCCTGATCGATCAGCTGGCCTGCGATGCCCGCGACCTGGTCTTCGGTGAGCCCGGGGACCGTCCCCGCTTGAGCGGGTACGCGGCGAACACCCCGGACCCGAACGTTTCGAGGTCCCTTTTGCGCCCTGCGATCGGCGTCCGTCGCAAAGTCGAAAAGTACTGTCGCCATGTCGCCATCGTAGGGCTCTTGGTCGCACGTGTAGTAGAGGCTGGGTTTGAACCGATGCCCCATGCACTCGCGCAGGTGCTTCAACTCGGCATAGGTCGGGAACTCGCCGTCGATGCTGGCGATGAACTCTTCGGCCACCTCGAGTCCGGTGACCTGGACGTCACCTGGGAGCAGGATCAGGTGCACAGGTGCGCCATGGTACTGGATGATGCCGGCGTAAACCTCAAGCGGATACAGGGCCGGCATGGTGCTGGCCATCGGCTGGGGTGGCCGCCCAATTTCTGCGGTAAGTCCTTGATCCAATTGACTATCGTGGTGCTGGAAGCCGCTGTTCGTGGCCGGGCTCAATTCGCTCTTTTTCATGTTAATTCTTTCTGTTCGGGCGGCGCGTAATCAGCGCACCAGGGTCAGTTTCACCGGCACGGCCGGCAGGAGGCGTGCCATCTCTGCAGACATCGCGACCATGTCGCGCCTGCTGCTTGTCTTCATAGCCCTAAAGTTGGTGATGAGCTGGCGCTCGAGGTCGGTCAGCTGCAGGTCGGTATTGCTGACGCATCCAACCAGGTCGGGATCACTCATGTTCATGTCCGCACCTCTGGGCCTGGCGCTGCCGGTGTAGCATTTGTCTGGGCGATCTCCGAGGAACGCAGAATGGCACGCATGTCCGACTCGACCTCATGGAGGTGTTGTACCTCGACAGCCAGGTGCATCATCAAGTCGCCCAGGTTCGCGAGGACTGATGCGTCTACCTGAACTTCGCCATGGCCAACGATGGCCATAAGGCGACCAACCGATTCCATGCCACTGGTGATGAACTCAGTCGCGTTGAACGCATGCGACTCGATCGCATCGATGGTGTTGCGCTGCACCTCGGTAAGCGGCTTGCCGCTGTCCACGTTGCCAAGGTTCGCCAGCAGCTTGGGCAGTTCATATGCAGCCCGGCCGGCGTGATTGAATACAGGATTCTTCGCGCTCATGCTCGAGCTCCGTTCTGTGCTTGATCGTTGAAGTGCCCGACTTCCGCATCGGCCATCTCGCAAAGAGTGTCGAGCGAAACCTCCATCAGGGCCGCCAAGTCCAGAGTGTCGTTTTCGTTCAGGAGCGGCTCCACCGAAGCGCCGGCGCCGTCTGCGATCGCATTCAAGTCGATCAGGTGTTGGCGCAGGATCGTTGCGATCACCCTGGTGCCGCGGCTGATATCCACAACCTTGGCCGCAAACTCAGCGGCCGCTTCGTGCTTCGCCGTTCCTTCCAGCCACGAAAACCGCTTATGACATGGATCAAGCCCTTTCGGCGGCATTGCTCTGGACGTTGCCTTTGTGCTACTCTCATGATTCGCCATCGTCTATCTCCAAATAGTTAGGGGCGTAAGGGGCCATCCGGTGCTGGTAACACCGGGTGGCTTCGTTGTTTCAGGGGTAGTGCTGGGTTAATTCAGGCGCGGGCCCGGACTGGGCGGCGCGCCCGGGATGCTGAGCAGCTTAGCCAGCTTGGCCAAGCCTTTCCTCGTAACGAGCACCTGGGCATTGCTCTTTTGTTCGCCCGTTTCTGGATCCTGATAGTTCGCCACCTTGTGCACCAGGTGGCCGGCGTGGATCGTCGGCTGGTATGCGACGTATCCAGCCTTGCCCTGGCGGCGGTACATCCACTTCATCTCAAGCAGGGCGTCGCGCAGCTTATGCGGCTGCATCTGCAGTGTTTTGGCTGCGTCGGTGATGCACATCGTGCCATCGGCGCCGGCGATCAGCTCAAGGCCGGCTGCGGCCGGCGCCAGTTCCGCGACCTGATGCTCCAGCTGCGCAGCCTTCGCGGCCTCATGGTTGGCGCGCGCCGCTTCTTCGCGTGCTTCTTTCTTGGCAGCGATCCAGGCATAAGCAGCCTCGATCTCGTCAGCGAAATTCGGAACCGCCGGGGCAGTTTGGGAGGCGAGGCGCCGGCGCATGTCGGCAAAGCTGCGGACGAGCGCAATCTTGAACTTTCGCACGATTACGTTGTTGCGCATGTAGGTGATCAGCAGCGTCGCCTGGTCCTCGTTGAGCAGCGCGATCTCACGTTTCTGTTGTCCACCGGCGGTCTCAAAGGGTTCGATTTCAAATCGGACCCCTCCGAACTCTTCCAAGTCTTCCTGGTAGGCGCGCACCAGCTTGATAACGCTCTCGTGCGTGTTAGCGGTCCCGGCGGAAATCGCCAGCGTGGTCGTCACGAGTTCGTCACCGCGGATAATGACCAGGTCACTCATGCTGCACCTGCTGCGGCAAGGGCGATGCGACGCAGTTCGTTCACGCGAGCGATTTCGCCATCAGGGGCGTTAAGCAGTCCGGTGCGCGACAGGTCCTCGGCGGCCTTCAGAGCCTTCACCATCAGCGCAAAGGAATTGCAGGCAACGACAACGAGCTCTTGCAACTGGTCTGCCGCTTCAATCCCAGGTCCGCCCGAAAATACCTCGATGGCCAGGTTGCGATCTGCGTCCATGATCTGGCGATGGGAGCTGTAGGCGAGCGGCAGCTTGATCGCCTGGATGCTGGGTGCTGCTTGCTGTAGTGCGGTCATGGTTACCTCTGGTCAGTTACTGAGGCGAGCCAGAGAATCAGCCAAACTGTGCCTCATGTATAGTGTTTGCACAGTTTAGCGGGACAAGAAACTGCTTGTCAAATAGTTTTTGTAGTGTTTTGGCGTGCCTCTATAGCTCTCGGCTGAAAAAAAAGCGCACATCAGTGCGCTTCACTCAGAATCTGTGAATCTCAGTCGAGGGAGCGGCCCAGGCCGAGAGAATTTTCCAAGTCCTCTATGGCTTTGGCTACCTGTTCTGGCGTGTCTGCGACCACCAAGCTTATTCCTACTAGGTCAGCCTCTATCGCTAAGGCCGCTAGTTTCTTTTCGTAGAAAGGTAGGGCATGCTCAGGAAGTGGCTCTAGTGGCGGCCGCCTAATGACGGCAACGTACTTTTTTTCGTCCCCCATGAGCGCCCTGAGTACCGCGAGCCTCCAACACGTTTGTGCTATCAAACTCTCTATGTGAACGTATGAGCGAGGATGCTTTACTTCAACCACACTTCGATGCGTAATGCAGTCGACAATCCAATGTCTGGAGGCTGGCCCTGCGATACTCACATGGCTGCGAATATCGCCATCAATGTGCGAGAGCAAGGAAAACAATGCGATCTCGAACTCGCCACTCTTTGTGTGATGCTCGGCAGCCCGCAGACGTTCCAGTGACTCCTCCGCCATTGCCCATTTACGCGGGTCCTCGCCTAGGTGCGGTATTTTACTTTCGGATTCCTCACTGCCCACCGCTTCATCAGGGGCTCCGCTAGCTATTTGGCCAGTACCGTCGTCCCTTGCAGCCTCCCTCTCTATAGCTTCGGCCGTAAGCCCCAGGATCTCCTGTAGACCATTAATGTGCTTACCCCGCGGCCTGAATTCCCCTCGCTCCCACTGGCCAATTGCGCCTTGCGATACGCCGATCTTCGCGGCCAAGTCTGCTTGGCTTAGACCTTTACGAATACGATAAACACGAATCAGGGAGCCAAGGTTTGAACTCATATTGTGGAGACAACTATTTAATTGTAGGAGTCGCAAGTATAGAGCAGCACCCGCCGGATGGCTACCACACACAAACTATTATTGGCCTTGCTCAAACTAGCAATTACTTGTACTATTTGAGTGACTTAAAGGAGCAATGATGCAAGAACGACAATCCTCTACAGGCATTGCGCTGGCTGTTAAGCAGGCCGGAAGCCAACGGAAGCTCGCAAAAACGCTTGGTGTCAGCCAGCAGGCGGTCAGCCTGTGGGTAGATCAAGGGTGGGTGCCTCTCAGGCGGGTCGAGCAGATTGAGCAGAAGTTCTCTATACCGCGCGTCCGTCTCGTCAATCCTCGGATCATCGATCTGGTAACTGCGGACAGCCTGCCAGTCTAGACTAAGCGCGCGATTATGAAGCCAATGAATAGCGCCGCCGCTAACCCGGCCGGCGCAGGGACTCTTTACGCCCAAATTTTGACGAAACCACAGGACAGAAGTATGCAGACGATGAGCGCCACTGTAGGGATGGCTGCACGGGTAAAGCAGGCGATTGACAACGGAGCCTTTTGCGATGACGGGAGCGTGCTTGTCTCGTTTGCGCTCGTGCGCCACTTCGTTCGCGACAACTATGAGACTACCGCCCAGCGATGGACCCAGCTTAGGCGCGCTCGCCGTGATGCGAAGAGGCTAGGCGACTCGCCATTCAACCGACACCGCCTGGATGCGATGAGCAAGCACATCGAGTCGCTGGAAGCGTGCTGGCGATCAGGGCGAGCATGCCAGCAAACACTTGGACGCATCATCATCGACATGGCTCCGCGGATCGACGCCGTTACCACGATGGAACAGCGCCTGGAGCTCCTGAACTGCAATCCGTCCGACAGGGCCGAGCTGCCCGAACCGGACATTGGCCTGGTCGAGCTCATCGGCGTGTACTGCGTCGAGGACTCGGCCGCTCACCGCGGCGACGAGTTCAACGACCGGCCACTCCACGCGGCGGTGAACGCCGAGATCATGCGCGTGATGTTCAAGACGCCGGAAGGGCGCGCGGCATCGGAGCAGATCTTCGACGCGGCCTTCGCGCCTGGCGGGATCTTCCACGGCGCGCCGACCTACTACCGCCAGCCTGACGGCACCATGAAACGCAAGGCGCCATCACTGGTGCTGCACGATGCATCTGGCGCGCGCGTCATCGAACGCGCACCTTCGTAAGCAACCAAGCAAGGAACATTCAGCATGGCCAGGATCCGTTCTATCAAACCCGAGTTCCCGCAGTCTGAGAGCATGGGCAACGTCTCGCGCGATGCGCGCCTGACATTCATCCAGCTCTGGACCATCGCCGATGATGAGGGGAGGCTTCGCGGAAATTCGCGAATGCTCGCGAGCCTTCTTTTCCCGTACGACGACGACGCGCCGGGCCTGATCGATGGCTGGCTGAAGGAGCTCGAAGAAGAGGGCTGCATCGTCCGCTACAAGTCAGGCGCCCAAAGCTACATACAGCTCTGTAACTGGTTGATTCATCAGAAGATCGACAAGCCAAGCAAGTCGAAAATCCCGCCATTCGATGGGTCCTCTCGAATCCTCGCGAAGCCTCTCGAAGTGTCGTCGGAGGAAGGGATCAAGGATCAAGGAGAGGAAGGGAAGGGAGAGGATCAACTTGTCGAGCGCCGCGGTGCGTCGCCCGACCGCGATGTCGTCGCCGAAGTTTTCGCCTACTGGCAAAAAGTCATGGACGCACCTCGTGCCCAGCTCGACGACAAGCGCGCCAAGTCGATCAAGACCGCGTTGAAGCTGTACGAGCCTCGCCAAGTCTGTGAGGCCATCCTGGGCTGCTCTCGTAGCGCCTGGCACATGGGCCAAAACGACCGAGGGCAGAAGTACAACGGCCTCAACCTGATCCTGCGCTCCGCCGACCACATCGACAAGTTCATCGAGATGGCGAGCAAGCACACGACCGGGCCAGAAACCATCGAGGAGCGCAACGCCAGGATCCTGGCCGAATGGATGGCCGGCGATGCCTCGGCAAGCCCCGACGTGATCGACGTTGAGATGGAGGAGGTGATCGATGCAGCCTAAGGACAAGCCGCAGTTCGGCAAGTTGCTGGCCCACGTGCTGGCTGGGTACGGAAAACCCTTGCCGGCGGCGGCCGAGATCGACATCTGGTACAACCAACTGGCGCCGTTCCTGCCGTCGACGATCAAGCAGGCCTTCGAAGCGTACTGCCTGGAGCGCCCCGACTTCGCGCCGGCGCCGAACGGGATCGCTGCCAGGTGCAAGCTACTCGACGGCCGGCCGGACGAGAGCGAGGCCTGGGCCGTAGCCTTAACCAGTCGTGATGAGCGCGAAAGCGTCACGTGGACGAGTGAGATGGCTGAGGCATTCGATCTGGCCCGACCACTGCTATCGGTGGGTGACGAGATCGGCGCGCGCATGGCCTTCAAGGACGCGTACAAGCGACTGGTGAATGAGGCTCGATCGCTCAACAGGCCTGCGCAATGGACGGTATCCGCTGGGTGGGACGCAGGTCGCCACCAACTCGCCGCTCAGGACGCGGTCAACGCCGGGCTGCTGGAGGGCCCGAAGCAGCCCTTGGCCTTGCCGAACGAGTCCGGGATGGTCGCCGCAAAGCCAGAGGGCCTGAAGCGCGTCATGGAGGCCTTAGCACAGCTGGAAGACCCACTCGAGAAAGCCAAGCGCCTGAGCGCTGCGCGCCTGGTCGCCGAGGATGAGGCGGAGCGTGCGCGCCGCCAAGCACTCGACCGGAAGGTGCAAGCATACCTGCGAGAGCATCCTGAGGCCCGCTACGGCCAACTATTGAGCCAAAGGGTTGGAGAATGACGCGCGCGACTTCCATGAGCCTTGCCAGGCGAATTCGAGCGGTCCTGGACCAGGCTGCCGAGCCGATGCCGGGGTACAAGGTTGCGGCCCGGGCTGGCATCACGACAAGAGAGTTTAATCGGCGCGCGGCGGCATTAGTCGAGGCGGGAGAGATCGAGCGTACGCGGAAGAATTTAGGCGGCCGCTCTGGCTACTGGTACAGCCTCAACATGCGGCAGATTTCTGAGGTCCGGCTTGAGGTCGCTCTCGAAGAGATTAGAAGTGGGCAGCGCGTCGAGCTGACCATCCCTGCGCACGAAATTAGCGGACGCTTAGAATTTCTTCGGATGCTTAAGGAAAAGACCGTTTTCCGAGATCATGCTGCCGTTAACTTAATGATTGCAGACTACGAGCACTGCCAGAGGCTGGCACGACGCGAGTGCTAAATCGGGCGATAGAAAGAGAAGGGCGCGCTAGAGCAGGCTATTCTTCAAGAATGGCCAGAAGGGCAAATACACCCGCAATCGTAAGGGTTGCCTTGCTTGCTTCAAGCAAGCCTTTTACCAAGCCAGAGGATATGGGGCACACGGCCATGATGAGCAACGGGAACAATGTCATTCCGTTTGCAAAGTCGAGGCCTGTTGCCTTGGATATCAATCTGACGGCAACTGGCCTCCGATACATCTGAATCGGCACGTAAAGCAGGCCAGTAATCATTGACCCAACGTCAACCCAATTACCGTCAAAGGGGAGGTCTGGCAACAGCAAGATGAGTTACCTTAAGCGAGGTGGTTCGCCACAAGGCCCGCTGTTGCTCCAATACTCGCGCCAATGATTCGGACGTCAAAAGGAGTGCCAATCCAACCGAAAAAAGCCCCGGCAATAACAGACCCAATAAGCATGCAGCCGACCACGAACTTCACTTGATGGATCTGCTTGTTGCCTTTTTTGTTTTGTGCTACGCGGCGGTCTTTCATGGCATTACTTTCATAGTATCGATCAGATGGGATCAATGTACCAACTTACAAGAGCGTAGGCGAAAAGCAACAAAGCGACTTGGATGTCGCTGTGGATAACTTTGCCAAATTGTGTAGGAGCTTCCTCTTAACGCCTCCCTCATGGTGGGGATGGCCTGAAGCACGAAGCAAGTCTACATCAAAATTGATGCATTTGCTTAAGTAAAAGTATCTCCAAAGCTACAAACGAGGCGTTGTTGACTCCCAGGCAGCTACTGTGCGCTCGACTAGATCAACGCACTTTGCCTATCGTCAGGCCTTTGCAATCAATTGCAAAGGACGAGATAGCGCCGCCGAGGTTGCCAACGACAATGTAAAAAATAAACTATCGGGCAGGCAACTTTCTTGGTGGAATGTGGTACGCTGGGAGAGTCGTCTTTTGGAGAGCGTTACATCATGGGGTTCGCAGATCGCTACATCCACGCACTGAACGCATCGAACCTCAAGGACGATGAGCGTCACCACCAGGCCGAGCCGCTCATCGCTGCGGCCTTCGCTGCTGCGAACCTGACCGGCGATCTGGGGCCGCTTCTGCACCGTGTGAAATTCACGGACACGGCAGCCCGCACGACGTTCGAAGGCAATCCGGGCAACCTGGCGCAGCTGCTGCGCCTGTGGACTGCGGAGGTCGTGAAGCGCGGACGCGCGCGGCGCTGGGTGCCGGAGAACACGGCATGGGATACCGATGCGGCCGCGAAGCTGTATCGAAGCGTGGCCGAGCATTCGCTGGCCTACTGGCTGGATGGGAAGTGCGAGCCGTGCGGTGGCTCCGGCGTGAAAGAGGCGCGCGCCTGCAGGTGCTGCAGCGGGTCGGGGAATGCCGAGCTGACGATGGCCGCTGGCTTCGTTCGTGAGCACGCCCTGAACATGGTGAGCGAGCTGCACAACATTGCCGACAGCCACGCGGCCAGGGCGGCGTCGAAGTTACGGCCGGCGGCCTGACAACATCGTCATATTGCTGTGTAAACGTACAGCAATTCGTGTAAACTGTAGACCTACATTCTTCCGGCCTCGTAATGCGCGGGCAACCGCCACCGATAACCGGAACTCGCGACAGTACCCAGCCTTGAGTGTTGTCGCTCGCCCAAAGAAAAGCCCGATCCGTTAAACGGTCGGGCTTTGCAGGCAGTACTAACAGTGATGATTAAACTCTAAGACTGCCGATCTCGGGCATGTTCTCGGGCTTTCATTGCAACGTACATAAGCGCGAAGTCAAAAAGCATTAGCAGCATTCCAATTGCCCAAATCATGCTTCCGTACCATACGTAGGCATCCGCGATTTTCTGCGCCTCTGCGAGCTTCGTTGGGTTTAAAAGCGGTTTGAGTTGGGAATAGATGAGTGTGCTCGATATTGTCGCTATAACGCCAACAACTATTGATGGAAGAAAAAGTCGCCCGATTGTTGGTGAGATAATGTCTCGATGAACTTCTGGTTTTTGATAGCTTACTCCAATCAAAGTAGCAATTAAGCCGAGTAAAAACACGAGAACTGTTGAGTCAAAGGTCATTGGTTGTTATCTATCGAAAATGCGACAGTAGATGTTCAAGTACGGGGATACAAATAGATGACCTTGCTCACATGGAAAAAATATGGTGTGCCATCGTTCATGAGCACGTAGTTCCCATCGCCGAGGATGCCAATCTTTCCGCGCCTTGTCTCGTTGTTATCGAACGCGACAAACCAAGTCTTCTCCATATGGCCTGGCTGATCTTCCTGCTGTTCCAGCGCCAAGGAAATGATATCTGTCATGATTTACCTCTAGAGTTGTTTTGAGGTAACTATATTACCAAGTCAGCCGCCTGCCGCAGCAATGCGCCGGCGGCTTTTTTTATATGAGGTGTGCGATGCGCGTCCCGCCGATGATGAATGTCGAAGTGGACGGCCAGATCGTGCGCCGCCCTGGCGAGCTTCACGTGCTCCAGCGCGACGCCGACGGCCAGCCCGTCGTCTCGCACATGCGCCCCCAACTGCTGGCCGGCGAGATCCTGTGCGAGCGCGCCGGCCAGATTCCGACCGTTATCCGGGAGGGCACATGATCGACCTGCGCACTGTTTACCGCGACCAGATGATCCGCGCAGTGCTGGGCACGCGTCCGGCGATTCTGGCCAAGGAGGCCAACACCGCGGCGCTCGACAGCATGGCTCAGCGCCTGGCTGAAACCGAGATGGCGACCGAGCTGCTGCGTGCGATGGGATACGGCACGCGCGGCATGGGCATCCTCGACATGATCAAGGCGTTACCGCCACCTATTCCATGAGCCGCGGGTGAATGAGGGGAGGTCGCAATGATCCACCTGACGATGACCACCGAGGTCTCGACCATTCGCGTCTACGACCAGCCAGGCGGCTACGAAAAGCGCTTGCCTTACCTCGGAATTGTGACGGTCACCCATCTCAACGATACGACCGTCTACCTGCACGGTGCTGTCGGAAAGATCGACCGCGAGACCCGAGCGAAAGCGCTCGAGATGCTTCGTGAGCAGGGCGTCACCACGGTGATGCTTGAGCGCCGTGGGCGCATGAAGACCCTAAAACTGCCGGCGGTTGTCGCCGACCGGCTCACTGAATAATGAAAGGCCGCCATGGCGATCCAACCGACCGACATTCATTTCCGCCTCTCGGGCGGTGCATCAAATGCCCTGCCGGCGGCATCGCTGGGCGGCGCTAAATCGAGCGTCGACGCACCTGCCGGCCTGTTTGACGACGTTTCGTCGGCGGAAGCTGCGGCGGGTCGCATCGAGTATCGCGGCGTCTATGTGCACAACGCGCACGCGAGCCTGACGCTGGTGGGAGCCGTGCTGTGGCTCGCTGCGAATACGCCTTCCGCCTCGACCACCGTGGATGTCGGCGTCGGCACTTCTGCCGTGAATGGCGTCGAACAGACCATTGCCGATGAGGCGACAGCGCCCAGCGGCGTCACGTTCGCCGCTGCCGCTTCGCAGGGTGCGGGCGTTGCGCTGGGCGATATCCCGGCCGGCCAGAGCCGCTTTGTGTGGCTGCGTCGTACCGTCTCGGCTGGCGCCGCAGCTGTGAATGACGCCTTCACCCTTCGTGCCATCGGAGATACCGCAGCTTAATGCAGGCAGGTCGACGGCGATAGCTCGCTACACAGAGTAGTCGGCCTGGGCGTCGTTGAAGCCACGCCACCAGTCGGCATGAGCTTCGGTGCCCTCGGGGTGGGGATTTTTCTTCCCCTTCATGGGGCCAAGGTAGGCGTCGTACCCAAGTTTGTAGGCTGCGGATCGATTCACTGTATCTCCTTGTTGTAAACATAAAGATAATACACAAATCTAAAGGTGCGCTCGTATGTCGTTCAATTTGACTCCCACCTCCGCGACATATAACAGCTCCGGCAAGTTCGGCGCATCACTCAATGGTGGCAAGGCCACTGGCTCGGCGCTTATCCCATCATCCGGCGCGTTCACTGTTGAGGTATGGCTCAAGGGCTACGGCAGCAATACCAACGTAGCGGTCGGCCAGCTCAATTGCTTCTGGATTGGGCATGACAGCGCGTACAAAATCGTCCTTCATTACGGCTCGGGCGGGACGGAAATCACGCTCAACAGCAATATCGCGCTGAACGACAATTTGCAGCACCATGTCGAATGGGATTACGATCCGACGACCGGCTCAAAGTTCTATGTGGATGGTGCGCTGGTAGGGTCGAGCGCCACGCTGATGGCTGCCGCAGGGGCAATCTACACTAATAATTTTGAAGTTCGTACCTTCGCGTCCGGCTCATTCTCCTATGCCGGTGAAGTCGATGAACTGGCGGTCTGGTCGAGCGTCCAACACACCGCCGCGTTCACGCCGCGCACGGCGGCGATTGCTAACAACAGTGCAGGTCTGCTGGCCCTGTATCACTTCGACAATGATGCGAACGACAGTGCGGCGGCGGCAACTGGAGCAACGGCCGTCACGCTGACTGGGCCCACCTCGGGCACTGTAGGTGTGGCATCGTCTGCATTTACCGTCGGCGCGAACGGCACGATTACCGGAACGGTCGTGCTGACGCCATCGGACGGTGGCGCGGGTGGCACGTTCGCACCGACGAGCGTGAGCATTTCGAGCGGCACGCCAACGGCCACGTTCACCTATACTGCCAGCAGCGCGGGGGGCAAGACCATCAGCGTTGCGAACGATGGGGCATTGTCGAATCCGTCAAGCATCACCTACACGGCGGCGGCAACTGACACGACCGCCCCGGCGTTCCAGAGCGCGGTTGTTACGAACGCATCGCCGTCGATCATCACTATCACGATGAATGAGGCGCTGGCCGCGAGCACGCCACCTGCATCGGCATTCGCGGTACCCGGCGGGAAAACCGTCACCAGCGTGGCAGCGCCTTCCGGCCAGACCATTGCGCTTACCGTCAGCTCACCTTATGTGTACGGCGACACGATCACTGTCACCTACACGCAGCCGGGGAGCAATCCGCGTTTGCAGGATGCTGCGGGGAATGCAACCGCCAGCTTCGGGCCGTCGTCGGTTACGAACAACGTCGCTGCGACAGCGAACAATGCGCTGTCCAATGGCACCGCAAACGTCCTGTTCTCGCCCTACAACTGGGACATTCAGGCATCGAGCGCGAAGACCATCAACGCCGGCGCCTACTTCAAGGCGATCTTTGGCGGAACGACTTGCACGCTGAATTTCGACATGACCGGCATCGCGTCGCCGCTGCCTCAGATTTCGTATCGCGTGGACCGCTTCGGCGCCTGGATCAGCGTACCTATCGCAGCAACGGTGGTCATCACGATCCCGAGCGACACGGCTGACTATGCGAACAAGGGCGGGCATCTGCTGGAGGTGCTGGTCAAGAGCATGACCGAGACCCAGGCGCGATGGAGTACGCAAGCGACCGCCGTCAAGCTGACCGGCATCGTACTCGACGCCGGCAAGACCTTGGGTGCGCCGCCCGCACTGCCTTTGAAAGCGATCTTCTACGGCGACAGCATCACCGAGGGCGTACGCACGGTGAACATGACCGCGACGAACGACACTGACCGCAACGACGCGGGGCAGGGCTGGTCGCTCGAAGTGGGGCGCATCCTGGGCGCGGAAGTCGGCAATGTCGGATTCGGGGCGACCGGATTCAACGTGTCGGGATCGGGGAGTGTCCCGGCTCTGCCAAGCTCCTACAATTACTTGTATTCAGGCGTGGCACGCTCGCTTGCATCGCAGCCTGATTTCATCGTGCTGATGGAAGGCACGAATGATGGTAGCGATGTCACCAGCGCAGCGACCACGGTACTTAACGGCCTGCTGGCCGCGACGACCACCTCGAAGATCATTGTGCTGCGTCCGTTCAACGGCACGGCGCACGCGAGCCAGCTGCAAGCAGCAATTGCGGCATGCTCGGCGCCGTCACGCGTCACCTACGTGGATACCGCCGGATGGTTCACGACCGCGAACTCATCGGACAGCCTGCACCCGTACGGTATCGAGAACATCACCCACATCGCACCGCTGGCGGCAGCCGCTATCAAATCGGCGCTCGCATCGACGGCCGCACTGGTCGCGCGTACCGTGACGCTCACCATCAACAGCGCCAAGGACGCCCCGGCCGCGAACCTCTCCGGGATCAAGGTGGCGGCATACGACGAAGCATCGCCAGAACTGCGTACCGTGGCGCGCTTCAACTCTGCATCGGAAACCACGGACAGCAGCGCCGTGATGAGCTTCGTGATGATGTCCACGCTGGCGTCCGGGGCAAAGTGCGGAGTGTCGGTACAAATGCCGAACGGTGATAATTTCGACGTTCAAGTGCCGGTGGTGTAAATGACGACCGTCTACCTACACCCCGCATTGATCGATGGCGCCGTCTACCTGGCGCCGCTGGATGCGCCCGCGGCACTGACATCGGTATCCGCCGACCTGGTCTGCAGCTACGCCGTCCGGGCTTCGGTTTCGGCTGATCTCTCGGCAGCGTATGCGGTCCGGTCCCAGGTTTCAGCCGATCTGGCATGCAGCTATGCGATAGCTGGCCCGGTGACCATGACGCCGGTCTCCGCTTCGCTGGACTGCGCCTACAGCATCCGCGCCGCAGTTTCGCGCGACCTGGTGTGCTCGTATCAGATCGAAGGGGTGCAACTGGTCGATCTCATCCCGGCCCCGATGATCTACCCGGGCTTAGCGCGTAACCGATACTATGCCGCGGGCTCGCTCAAGAATTTCAGTCCAAAGAGAAGCATCGAGCGCGAGGTGTTCACGGTCGATTTCACTGGTGCGCTGCCTGATGGGGATACCATCGTGTTCGCCGAGTGGCAGATCGTTGCGGTTGACGGCACGGATGAGAGCGCAGCAACCATGATCCACGGTGCGGCGGACATTGATGGTGCGCTGGTAAGTCAGGTGATCGGGGGCGGGGTCGGAGGCGTCACTTACGCACCTATTTGCATCGCCCAAACCAGCCGACAAGAAACGCTCGTTCTGCCGGATGACGGCTCGGGCCACCTTTACGTTCCATCCTGACCCATGTTTAAGATCGACGTCAGCTCGAACATCAAGGCCCTGACCCGCGAGCTGGATGCGATCGCGCGCAAGCAAGTGCCGTTCGCCACCGCGCAGGCATTGAATGCCGTGGGCAAGCGCATCAAGGCCAGTGAAGAAGCGAACATAAAGGCGACCTTCCGGAATCCCCGCCCGTTCACGCAGAAGTCAGTCGGGATGACGCGCGCTACCAAGGCTGAGCAGTCGGTCATGGTGTTCATCAAGGACGCCAGCGCGAAATACCTCGAACCCTACGAGACCGGCGGCAAGCACTTCCTGAACAGCAAAGCGCTGCTGAACCCGAAGGATATCAGGCTGGATCCGTACGGCCAGCTGCCGCGCAACACGCTGGCCAGGCTCAAAGCGCGGCCCGATGTCTTCATCGGCACGGTCAGGACCAAGGCCGGCCCGGTCAACGGAGTGTGGCAACGCGTGGTCGATCCGAGCAAGGTCACGCTGCTGGCTGCAAACGGGAAGAGATTGCGAGGCCTGAACAAAGGACCGCAGGCGCGCCTCAAGCTGCTGATCCGATTCGGTGACGCACTACCCGTCAACACACGGCTGCACTTCGCCGAGATCGCGGAGAAGGTCGTCAGCCGGCGCCTGGTGCCCGAGTTCGAGGCGGCGTTGGAAAAGGCGCTGGCGACGGCGCGATAGGAGATCGATTTGAAAGTTGCAGACTTATCCGGCGCGGAGCTGGATCTGTGAGTGGCGCGCGCAGAGGGCAAGTGCTACACCATTCAGCCTGGCGTTTGGGGCACCGCGATGATCAGTGGCTATGGTCGATGCTCCATTGCCGCCAACAGGTGGGACGGAGCCCGCCATTATGAGCCTTCGAAGAGCTGGGCATGTGGCGGTCCGATCATTGATCGCGAGCAGATCAGTATCTGGCGCCACGATGGCCACTCCCCGGACGACGCCACCGTCTGGTTTGCAGCACTGGGCGGCATCCACGGCTGGGACGATGGCTCGATTGTCAGCGATGCACAAAGCGGCGAGACAGCGTTGGTCGCTGCCATGCGCGCCTACGTGGCCAGCAAGTTCGGCTTTGAGGTCAATGATTACAAGTGAGGAATGCATGGACCGGATCATCACTGCGGGCGTGGACATCGCAGACAGCCGCTTAGAAGTCGCGGTCTATCAGTGGAATGGTCAAGACGCCTGCCTCATCAGCTTCAGCCACGAGGGCGGGCCGATAACGGATGCGCAGGAGCTGATCGATGGCCTTTCACCGGCGCGGTGACGCTGGGTATGCGGTCCGGGTCGGGCCTGCCGACATGTTGCTTTCGTGCAACGCTACGAGCGGGTCCCTCCTGGGCCTTCCTGCATCGTGGGGATTGCGCGCCCCGGGCTCCGACTAGCTAAAAAATTTTCAAATTTGGGTAACGGGTAACGCATGACGATCGTCTCGCAGGCCGAATACGCGCGCCTTCGCGGCGTCAGCAAAAAGACCGTAACGCAGTGGAAGCAAGAGGGAAAACTGGTCCTGGCCGAGGGTGGCGTCGACGTCGAGGCGTCCGATGCCTACCTCCAGAAATACCGCGCCGCCGGCCTCAAGGGGGGTAACGATCAGGGTAACGAGGGTAACGCGTTACCTGCGTTACCCGCGACGCGCGCCGGCGAGACGACCGAGCAGGCCGTCACCCGGATCATGATGGCCACCGGCGCCGACATGACGCTCGAGGAAGCGAGGCGCGTCAAGGAAAACTACCTCGCCCTGGCTGCCCAGCTCAATTACGACAAGGATGCGGGCCTGGTGGTCGAAGCAGCGGTGGTTGCCGCCGCGGTCGGGGAGGAGTATGCCAAGGTGCGAACCCGCCTGCTGTCGATCCCGGCCGAGCACGCGCCGCGCGTCCACCGGCTCAAGACGGTCACCGAGGTGCAGGACGTGCTGCAGGAGCTGATCACGGAAGCGCTCGAGGAACTGACCAAAGATGGAGACAGCTAGCCGATATGCGCACGGTCTGTCCATCTTCCGTCGCGAGCTGGCGAACGCCCGGCTCAAGAACCTGCAGCCCCCGCCCAAGCTGACGCTGAGCCAGTGGGCTGAACGCTATGCCGTGCTCTCGAAGGAAACGAGCGCCCAGACCGGCCGGTTCCGGGCCTTCCCGTACCAGAACGGGATCATGGACGCCATCACCGACCCGACGGTCGAGATGGTGTCGGTCATCAAGTCGGCCCGGGTCGGCTACACGAAAATCCTCGACCACGTGGTCGGCTTCTACCTGCACCAGGATCCGGCGCCGATCCTGGTCGTGCAGCCTCGGGTGGAGGACGCGGAGGATTACAGCAAGACCGAGATCGTGCCGATGCTGCGCGATACCCCGGTGCTGGCGGACCTGGCCGGAGACAGCAAGGCCAAGGATAGCAACCAGACCATCCTGAAGAAGGTGCTCAGGAACGGCTCGAGCATCACCTTCGTGGGCGCGAACAGCCCGGGCGGCTTCCGCCGCATCACCGCGCGCGTCATCCTGTTCGACGAGGTGGACGGTTACCCGACCGGCGGCGCCGGCGCGGAAGGCGACCAGATCTCGCTGGGCGTGAAGCGCTCGGAGTCTTTCTGGAATCGCAAGATCGTCATCGGCAGCACGCCGACCGTGAAGGGCTATTCGCGCATCGAGAAAGCGTTCCTTGAGGGCGATCAGCGGCGCTACCACGTGCCTTGCCCGCACTGCGGCGAGCTGCAGGTGCTGGAGTGGGGCGGCCCGGACACCCCGTACGGGATGAAGTGGGACAAGGACGAGAACGGCGTCGGCATCCCCGAGTCGGTCTACTACGTCTGCAAGGTCACCGGCTGCGTCATCAAGGACGAGGACAAGCCGGATATGGTCACCGCCGGCCGCTGGATCGCCGCCAGGCCGTTCAAGGGGCATGCCAGCTTCCACATCTGGGCCGGCTATTCGCTGTTCCCGAATGCGTCCTGGCGCAACCTGGTGGCCGAGTGGCTGCGGGTGAAGGACGATCCGCTGCTGCGCCAGACGTTCATCAACCTGGTGCTGGGCGAGCCGTACGAGGACCGCGGCGACAAGGCGCTCAACGAAACGAAACTGGCCGCGCGCGGCGAGAACTGGGCGGCCGAAGTGCCCGACGGCGTGGCGGTGCTGACCGTCGGCGTCGACACCCAGGACGACCGGTTCGAGCTCGAGGTGGTCGGCTGGGGCGCCAACGAGGAATCCTGGTCGATCGCCTACGAGGTGATCGAAGGCGATATGGAAACGCCGGATCCATGGAATCGGCTCGATGCCTTCCTCAAGCGGGTCTGGCGCCGGGCCGACGGGCGCGGGTTCGAGATCATGGCCGCATGCCAGGACTCGGGCGGTCACCACACGCAAAAGGTCTACGACTTCGCGAAGGAGCGCCTGGGCCGGCGCGTGTGGGCAATCAAGGGCGAATCGGCGATCGGCGGCAAGCGGTCGCCGGTCTGGCCGACGAAGAAGCCGACGCGGCGCACCAAGGCCTCGTTCCGGCCGGTCATCCTGGGCGTCAACGCGGCCAAGGACTCGGTCCGGTCACGGCTGCATATCGACAAGCCGGGCCCTGGCTACATGCACTTCCCGGCCGATCGCGACATCAATTACTACGCGCAGCTGACATCCGAGCGCTCGGTGCGCAAGGTGTCCGGCGGCCAGGCCTATCGGGTCTGGGAGCTGCCGGGCGGCCGGGCCAACGAGGCGCTCGACTGCCGCGTGTACGCCTACGGCGCGCTTTGCGGACTGATGCATTTCGGCCTGAAGCTCAACAAGCGGGCCGAGGTGGTGGCGCAGCCGTATGTGCCGGCCGAGCCGCTGCCAGACGCCACGCCAGCGGCGGCGCCGACGGGCGCGGTAGGGGTGGGAATTGAGAATAACGTGGCGCCGCCCCCAGCGGAGGCGCCGAAGAAGAGAACTTTGGCCAGCCGGCTAGCGAGGATCTAATTTTGTCGAGCAACCAAAACACTAGCCTGTTCACCGGGATGTCGACGGATAAGCTGCGCGCATCGCTCGCGGAAGCGCAGCAGGCCTATCTCGACCTGTCGACCGGGGCGAAGGGCGCATCGTACTCGTATACCCAGGGCGACGGCTCGAAGTCCGTCACCTACACCCAGACCAATATTGCGCAGCTGACCGCGCTGATCCGCCAGCTGCAGGCGCAGCTCGGCCTGATCAGCCGGACCCGCCGTCCTCTCCGGTTCCGCATGTGATGGAAAGCCCCGTCTCCATCCTCGGCGCGGACGGCCGGCCGCTGCCGCCCCGCCAGTCGCGCGCGTCCATGCTGGTCAGCGGCGGCAGCGCGCCCTACGACGCGGCCGACCGCTCGAGCGACCATATGGCCAGCTGGTCGCCCTACCTGGCCTCGCCCGACGGCGAGCTCAACATGTACCGCGACACGATCGTGTCGCGTGTCCGGGACCTGGTGCGCAACGATGGCTGGGCCAGCGCCGCCGTCACGCGCACGCTGGACAACGTCATCGGCGCCGATTTCCGGCCGATGTCGAAGCCCGACTACCAGTCGCTGCGCGCGCAGACCGGTATCAAGGCCTTCGACCACGTCTGGGCCGATGAATTCGGCCAGGCGCTGGAGGCGCATTACCGGTCGTGGGCCTACGACCCTGGCCGGTATTGCGACACCCAGCGCAGCCAGACCGTCCCGCAGATGATGCGCCTGGGCTTTCGCCACAAGATCGTCGACGGCGATGCCCTGGGCATCCTGCAATGGCTGCCGCAGCGGGTCGCGCCCGGCCGCGCGCGCTACGCCACCGCGTTGCAGATGATCGACCCGGACCGGCTGTCGAACCCGCAACTGCAGTTCGACCAGGCCACCATGCGCGGCGGCGTCGAGATCGACGAATTCGGCGCCGCCGCCTGGTACCACATCCGCCGCGCGCACCAGGGCGACTACTTCAGCGCCGCCAAGGCGATGACCTGGGACCGGATCGCCCGGGAAACCGAGTGGGGCCGCCCGATCGTCGTGCACGACTTCGACGCGGACCGCGCCGGCCAGCACCGCGGCGGCGCCGGCATCCTGACGCCGGTGCTGCAGCGCCTGAAGATGCTGATCAAGTACGACGGCACCGAGCTGGACGCCGCGATCATCAATGCGATCTTCGGCGCCTACATCGAATCGCCCTTCGATCCGTCGATGGTCGAAGACGCCATGGGCGAGGGCGAGGAGCTGGGCCGCTACCAGGGCGAGCGGGCAGATTTCCACGACCAGTCGAAGATCAAGCTCGGCGGCGTGCGCATGCCGATCCTGTTCCCGGGCGAGAAGATCAACACGGTCACCGCGGCGCGCCCGAACAGCAATTTTGCCGAGTTCGAGGCCGCCATGCTGCGCAACGTCGCAGCCGGCACCGGCACGTCGACGCAGCAGATCTCCCAGAACTGGTCGGACGTGAACTACAGCTCCTACCGCGCAGCAATGCTCGAGGCCTGGAAGACCTTCGACCGGCGCCGCATCGACTATGCGATTGGCTTCGGCCAGCAGATCTTCAACGCCTTCGTCGAGGAATCGATGGAGGTGGACAACCTGCCGCTGCCCGCCGGCGCGCCGCCGTTCATGGATTGTCGCGCGGCATACGCCCGGGCGAAGTGGATGGGACCAGGCCGCGGCTACACCGATCCGGTCAAGGAGAAGCAGGGCTCGATCCTGGGCATGGATGCTGGCCTGTCGACGCTCGAGGCGGAAGCCGCGGAGCTGGCCGGCGAGGACTGGCGCGACAACCTGGACCAGCGCGCGGTCGAGGTGGCCAGGTTCAAGGAACTGGGCTTGCCGCTGCCGAAATGGGCCGCCGGCGACGACGCGGCCCAGGCCACACAAGTAGAGGAAGCAACCTGATGAGATTCGAATTTCTTGCACAGCGCCTGTTCAATGTGCCGCTGGCGATCACGCCCGGCAAGGCCGAGGTCGTGATGGCGGCCCTGGCCGAGCGCCTGGGCGTCGGCCAGATCGAGCGGTCAGTGCGCGGGCCGATGGCCTATGACGATGACTGGGACGACCACAGCGCGCCAGGCCGCAATCCGCGTCACGGCTACGAGGTGGTCGGCGGCGTGGCCATCGTCCAGGTCTGCGGCACCCTGGTGCAGAAGCTCGGCACCCTGCGCCCGTATTCCGGCATGACCGGCTACGACGGCATCCGCCAGAACTTCATGATGGCGATGGCCGATCCGGACGTGAAGGCGATCATGCTCGACATCGACAGCCCGGGCGGCGAGGTCAGCGGCTGTTTCGACCTGGTCGACGCCATCTACAAGGCGCGCGGTACCAAGCCGATCTGGTCGATCCTGAATGAATCGGCCTACTCGGCGGCCTACGCCATCGCCAGCGCCGCGGACCGGATTGTCGTGCCGCGCACCGGCGGCGTCGGCTCGGTCGGCGTGATCTGGATGCACATGGACTGGTCCAAGGCGCTGACCTCGGCCGGCTTCAAGGTCACCTTCATCACCTACGGCGACCTGAAGGCGGACGGCCATCCGGAAATTCCCCTGTCCGAGGACGCGCGCAAGCGCTTCCAGGACGACATCACCACGATGGGCGAACTGTTCGTTTCGACGGTAGCCCGCAACAGGAATATCTCGGCAAAAGCAGTCCGGGATACGCAGGCCGCAACGTATTTGGGGGCCGCTGGCGTCAGCCAGGGGCTTGCGGACGAAGTCATGGCCCCTGATGCAGCGTTTCGGGCACTGCTCGCCGAAATCAATTAACCCTGGAGAATCTATGAAACTCGCAAAAATTACCGCTGCGCTCGGCTTCGCGCACCTGCTGGGCCTGCCGGCGGCGGCCGCAGCCAGCGTCGACGACGACAAGGACGACAAGAAGGACAAGAAGGACGCCAAGGCAGGCGAGGGCGGCGATCCGGACGAAGAAGACAAGGACGACAAGAAGGACGCCAAGGCCGCCGGCGGCGACCAGGACGAAGACGACAAGGACGACACCAAAGCGGAAGACGACGAGGACGACGCCACGGCGGAAGACGGCGAGAGCGACAAGGAAAAGGCCGCGCGCCAATCCGAGCGCGCACGCTGCGCCGCCATCTTCGCCTCGCCGGCCGCCGGCGGCCGCCCGGACATGGCCGCGCACCTGGCGTTCAACACCGGCATGGGCGCGAAAGCGGCAGTCGAGATGCTGGGCGTCATCGCCGCCGGCGGCGCATCCCAGCCGCGCGGCCTGGCCACCCGGATGTCCGGCGTCACCATCCCCAACGTCGGAGCCTCCGCTCCGGCCGGCAAGCAGGGCACCGGCGCGACCAGCGCGGCCTCGATGATCATCGAGGCGGGCAAGAAACGCCGCGGCGAAGCGTAATCCATCCAATTCTTCAGGAGTAAAGCATGTCCCTCACTGTTACCTCGATCGGCGGCAATCCGCAGGTTCCCAGCATCGCCGCAGATGCCTTCATCCCGGACCAGCTGATCGCCGGCCCGCACCAGATCGTCACCGACACCGTCACCATCGCTTCCGGCCAGGTGATCGCGCGCGGCGCCGTGCTGGGGCAGATCACCGCCTCGGGCAAGTACGTGCTCGCGCTGAGCGCTTCGGCCGACGGCTCGCAGAATCCGTCGGCCATCGCCGCCGACAATATCGACGCCTCCGCCGGCGACGCGCTGGGCGGCGTCTACCTGGCGGGCGAGTTCAACGGCAATGCCTTGACGCTCGGTACCGGCATCACCCTGGCCGCGGCCAAGACCGCATTCCGGCCGCTGTCGATCTACGTCAAGACCGCCGTGTCCGCAGCGGACCCGACCTAATACCCATTCCCCCAGGAGCAACCGATGCCCGTCAACAACACCTTCGTGTACGACACCAACGCCCTGATCCAGGTCGTTCCCAACCTGAAGCGCCCGCAGAAGTTCCTGCTGGACCGCTTCTTCCCGAATATCGTCATGAGCGACACCGAATTCGTGTCGATCGACGTCGACGTCGGCAAGCGCCGCATGTCGCCCTTCGTTTCGCCGCTGGTCGAGGGCAAGCTGGTCGAGCAGCGCCGCTACCAGACCAACCAGTTCAAGCCGGCCTACATCAAGGACAAGCGCGCGCCCGACCTGCGCAAGCCTGTGCGCCGCATGATCGGCGAGAAGATCGGCGGCGAGCTGGTGGGCGCCGAACGCGAGGCCGCCAACCTGGAAGCCGAGATGACCGACCAGATCGACATGATCGATCGCCGCCTCGAGTGGATGGCCGCGTCCGCGCTGGCGAACGGTACCGTCACCATCACCGGCGAGGGATTCCCGACCGTGCTGGTGGACTTCGGCCGCGATTCGACCCTGACCCTGGCCCTGTCCGGCGCCAGCAAGTGGGACACCGCGTTCGCCGCCGTGGGCACGAACGGCATCTTCACCGTGCCGTCGACCCACATCGAGCAGTGGTCGCACCAGATGCTCAAGAAGTCCGGTGCCGTGGCCACCGACCTGGTGTTCACCACCACGTCGTGGACCCTGTTCATGGCCGACACCAACGTGCAGAAGTCGATCTTCTACCCGCGCGCCGGCGAGAGCAACAACATCAACATGGGTTCCCAGATCCAGCGCGGCGCCCAGTACAAGGGCAAGTGGGGCCAGTACGACCTGTGGGTCTACAACGACTGGTACGTCGACGACAACAACGTCGAGCAGCCGATGCTGGCCGACGGTACCGTGCTGATGAGCGGCCAGGACCTGATGGGCACGCGTGCCTTCGGCCAGATCCTGGACCCGGCATTCAACTACACGGCCCTGCCGTACGCGCCGAAGACCTGGCTGAATGAAGACCCGGCGCAGCGCTTCATCCTGATGCAGTCGTCGCCGATCATCATCCCCTCGCGCGTGAACGCGAGCCTGGCCGCGACCGTCTGCACTCCGGTGGTGAGCTGATCATGGCCGCGAAAACCATGAAAGCGGTCGTCGCGCCACGCCGGACCATCTGGCTCGACAACAAGCCCTACGGCCCGGGCGCCGAGGTCTCGCTGCCGGCCGATGAGGTCGCGCAGCTGCGCTCGAGCGGGTTCCTGGTCGACCCGGCGGCGCCGGATGCGCCGACCGTCACCGACGGTCCGACCTTCGACAGCGCCGATCCGAACGCGACCACCGTCGCCGAGAGCTGATCCATGATCGACTGGGACAAAGCCGTCAGTGGCCCATGCACGCGCATCTTCGGCGAGCCGGCGCGATTCATGCCGGCCACCACCCGGCCATTCGACATCAACGGCATGTACAACTCCGCGTACGTCGAGGTCGACCTGGCCGGCGGGATGGGCGTCACCAGTGCGCGGCCGGTGCTGGGCGTGCAGCTGTCCCAGTTCCCGAACCCACCACTGCAGGGTGACCGCCTGACCATCGTCCGTACCGCCGAGACCTTCAGGGTCAAGGAAGTGCGGCCCGATGGGCACGGCTGGGTGCTGCTGATGCTCAACCTGGAACCGTGATGGCAGATGCTCAAATGACCGCGCGCCGGCAGGTAAGACTTGCCGTGCTCGCCGCCCTGCAGGGCGCGCGCCTCGGGTGCACGATTTACTCGCCCGGGGATTGGGAAACGGCGCCGGAAAACATGCCGGCGATCCTGCTGCGCGCAACGTCCGACCGCAAGACCGGCGTCATGCCCGGCCAGCCCGAGTTCAATACCTCGGTCGGCATCCAGCTGGAAGCCCGGCTGGAGGCGGGCACTGCCGAGGCGGCGCAAGACGCGATCGAAGGCCTGTCGTACCGGATCGAGTGCGCAATCCTGACCAACTACGAACTGCTGCGCATCGTGCAGAGCGTGCCGTCGGTGGATTCGACGATCGAGATCAGCGCTGGCGGCCGGCAGCACCTGGCCGGCGTGCTGATGAACTTCACTTTCGAGGTGTTCGAAGCGTTCGATCCATTCGCACAATCGCCGAATCAGCCAGTGGCCGTGCCGCTGACCGAAGTGCGCTCCGACATCGATGGACTGGTCGGCATCGCCATCACGCCGCCGCAATAAGGAATGCCAAATGTATGTACAACCAGCCCCGGGCCTCGTGATCCGGGACCCGGACCTGCGCGACCATCTGCCGCCTGAAGGCCGCGAAGTCCCCTCCAGCGACTACTGGAACCGCCGCCTGCGCGATGGTGACGTGGTGCTGGCGAAACCCCAACAAAACCCTGGAGCGTGATAGATGACGATCCCTTTCAAAAACGTCCCATCGAACTTGCGCGTGCCGCTGTTTTACGCCGAGGTCGACAATTCCCAGGCCAACACGGCCGTCGAAAACCAGCGCGCGCTGATCATCGGCCAGGTCACCGCCGCCGCGATCGCCGCCGGCACCGTGCCGAACGTGCCGATCCTCTCGCAGGGCGTGTCGGACGCTGCGTCCGTCGGCGGTGTCGGCTCGATGCTGCACCTGATGACGCAGGCCTATCGCCTGAACGACACGTTTGGCGAAGTCTGGTACCTGCCGCTGGCCGACGACGCCAGCGCGACCGCGGCCACCGGATCGGTGACGATTTCCACGGCCCCGAGCGCTGCCGGCACGCTGTCGCTGTACATCGGCGGCGTGCGCGTGTCGCAGCCGGCGCTGCCGACGCAGACCACGGCGCAGATCGCAACGGCCCTGGCCTCGACGATCAACGCCACCTCGGGCCTGCCGGTCACCGCGTCGGCCGCGGCCAGCGTGGTCACCCTGACCGCGATCAACAAGGGCCCGGCCGGCAACGACATCGACCTGCGCCTGAACTACCTGGGCACGCGCGGCGGCGAAGTACTGCCGGCCGGGATGGGTGTGAGCATCAGTGCCATGGCGTCGGGCGCCGTGCCGCCGGCCCTGGCCAGCGCGCTGGCCAACCTGTCGAACCTGCCGTTCGACTTCATCGTGTCGCCGTACACCGACACCGCCAGCCTGGACGCACTCAAGGCCCTGCTCAACGACGTCTCTGGCCGCTGGGCGTGGAGCACGCAGATCTATGGTCACTACTTCGCGGCCGCGCGCGGCACCGTGGGCGCGATGACCACGCTCGGCACCGCCCGCAACGACCAGCACGGCACCATCATGGGTTTCAACGACTCGCCGACGCCGAGCTGGATCTGGGCCGCAGCCCTGGCCGGCGCCGCGGCGGTGAGCCTGCGCGCCGACCCGGCCACGCCGCTCCAGACCCTGGCCCTGCAGGGCGTGCTGGCGCCGCCGCTGCAGTCCCGCTACCTGCTGACCGACCGGAACACGCTGCTGTACGACGGCATCAGCACCTTCAACGTTGGCGACGACGGCACGGTGTACATCGAGAACCTGATCACCACGTACCAGAAGAATGCCTTCGGCGCGCCGGACAACAGCTACCTCGAGGTTGAGACGATGTTCACCCTGGCCTACGTGCTGCGCGCCCTGAAAACGGTCGTGACCAGTAAATACGCCCGCGTCAAGCTGGCAGCGAACGGCACACGCTTCGCGGCGGGCTCGAACGTGGTCACGCCGAACGTGATCCGCGCCGACCTGATCGCCCAGTACCGAACGCTGGAATCGCAGGGCCTGGTGCAGAACGGCGACGCCTTCAAACAGGAGCTGGTCGTGCAGCAGAACACGACCAACCCGAACCGCGTGGACGTGCTGTACCCGGCGACCCTCATCGCACAGCTGCGCGTGTTTGCGCTGCTGGCACAGTTCCGTCTGCAGTAATCCAGTCAATCAGGCCGCTTCCGGGCGGCTTTTCATTTAGGAGCCATTGATGGCCGATACCACGAACCGCCTGGCGGGAGTTGCCTACATCACGGTCGACGGGCGGAACTACATGCTGGCGGGGGATGTCTCGTACAGCGTCTCGCACGTAAAGCGCACCACCTTGTCTGGCCCAAGCGGCGTGCAGGGCTACAGCGAAGAGCCGATTCCGGGCTCGATCGCGGGCACGTTCCGCGACGCCGGCAACCTGACCGTCGCCGATTTCAACGCCATGACCAACGTCAGCGTCATGCTCGAGCTGGCGAACGGCAAGATGATCGTCGGCCGCAACATGTGGACCGTCGATTCCCAGGAAGTCAAAAATTCCGAGGCCACCTTCGAAGTGAAGTTCGAAGGCCCGTCGGTCGAGGAGGCATAAGTGGAAGAAAAAATTGTCGTGCTGCGCAAGCCGATCGTGATCGCTGACAGGACGTTCGCAGAACTGCCCTTGCGCGAGCCGTTCGCGCTGGAACTATCCAAGGCCGTCGCCTATGGCGGCAACAACAATGTGGCGGTCGCGATCTCCCTGATCTCCCAGGTGGCTGGCGTGCCAATGGCGGTCGCAAACCAGCTAGGCCAGCGCGATTTCACGGAGGCGAACGATTTTTTGTCCGGGTTCGGGGCCAGTGGCCCGGAAACTGGCGAGATGTCGTTGCCGAGCTGACCCTGTTCTATCACTGGGCCCCGCGCGATGCGTGGTCCCTGCCGTGGGGCGGTGACGGCGGGCTGGAATGGTGGAACGAACAGGCGCACCGAATGAAGAAGGCGGCACATGGCAAATAATCTTAAGGTCACGATCACCGCGACCGATAAGGCGACTGCGGCGATCAACAAGATCAACGCCTCGATGAACCGCATGATGGCGCCGCTGAATGGCGTCCAAAAAGTCGGTAACGAGATCGCCAAAAATCCTGCAGTGCGTGGTCTCAAGAACATGGCCGGCGCCGCCGCGACAGTTGCAAATGGGCTGTCCAAAATCTCTGGCGGTATGCTCGGCATCACCGGCATCGGTACGATTGCCGGCCTGGCTGAGCTCACCGCACATTGGGCGAGGATGGGCCGCGAGGTCGCTAATACCAGCACCTCGCTCGGCGTGTCCTCGCGAGGCCTGACGACGATGCGCGGGGCGGCGCAATTGGCCGGACTGTCAGCTGAAAGCATGGATGGCAGTCTGGAATCGCTACGCCAGAACATGCAGGATGCGCGATGGGGTCGGAATCAACCACTCGTAGCTTTGATGAGCCGCCTGAACATGCAGTTCCGTTACACCAAGGACGGATCGATCGACGCTATCGCCAGCATGAAGGATATCGCCGACATGATGGCGGCGCAAAAGGACGTGGGGGCCAAGCATACGATTGCACAGACGTTCGGCGTCGATTCCCTCTTCACTCTGCTAAACAAGGGCCGCCAGGCCATCGAGGACTATCAGAGGGAAATTGAAAAGCTGAACGGCACTCCAAGCGACGCGCAGATTCAGCAAAACGAAAAATTCGCCAAGTCCATCGAGCGGATGAAGATCGCAGCCAATGGAGTCGGACGCGATATCGCAGCGAATATCCAGCAGTTCACGCAGCCAGGCATCGACAAGGCCGCTGACCTTGTCAGCGGTCATACGACTCTGGCAACCAAGCTCGGCACGAATCTTGTCAAGCAGTTGATGATCCCGCTCGGACTTGCTCCGGTCGTAGACTACCTGTCGGGTTTTGGTATGGTGGGCGCCGCACCTGGGCAGCAGAGCGCAAGCGGCAAGATCAAGCCGCTGATCACGTCGACCGGCAACCAGCCCCCGCTCGGCATTCGGAGTAACAACCCGCTGAACCTGATGCCGGGCGGCCGCGAGGCCGTCTACCCGACCATGGAAGCCGGCATCGGCGCCGCAATGCGCAACCTGATGACCAGGCGGTATTTCGGCGGCGGCAACGACACGGCGGCCGGCATCATCAGCAAATGGTCGCCCGCCAACGCGCCCGGCAACAGCCCGGAGAAGACGGCGAACTACATCTCGGCTGTCCAGCAAGAAGTCGGAACTGGCCACCTGGACCCGAACGACCCGGCGACGATGGCGAAGCTGCTGTCGGCAATGGCTCGCCAGGAGAATGGCGCCGGCACCTATGACGCGACGAAGATGGATCAGGCGATCCAGCACGTCGTGATCGAGTTCAAGAATGCACCGGCCGGCACGACCGCCACCGCACGCACCGCCAGCGGGGCGACGGTCCCGGTGCGCGTGGCCACCGCCATGCCTGCAATGGGAACACCATGAGTATTGACAGCTTGTTGGGAGGCGTGACGTCCCTGACGAATCAGGTCCAGACCGGCCTCGGCACGGTCACACGCGCGGGTGCCGACGTCGGACTGACTTCGATCACCGGCACGAGCGTCGCCTGGATGGCGCGCCTGCGGAAGGCGTCATTCCGGGGCGTGCCGTTCGCGGTGTTGTCAGGCGATTCCAGCTTCGGTCGGCGATCGGTGGCCCACGAATACCCGTTCCGCGATTCGGTCTGGGTCGAGGACCTGGGCCGCGCCGCGCGCCGCTTCGAGGTGCAGGGCTTCCTGGTGGGCGACGACTGCATCGCACAACGCGAGGCGATGATCGCCGTCTGCGAGCGCAAGGATGAAGCCGACTCGAAGCTGGTGCACCCGACCTACGGCGAACTGACGGTTACCCTGGTCGGCAGGCTGCGCGTCACCGAACGCTGGGACAAGGGGCGCATGTTCGAGCTGTCGTTCTCGTTCATCGAGTCCGGTAAGCGCGAATTCCCGGAGACGGGCACGGCCGCCGGCCCCGACGTCAGCACGAAGGCGCAGGAGGCTGACATCGCAGCTGCGGGTGATTTCAAGACCAGGGCTGCCGCGGCCTTGAAGTCGGGCGCATCCGTCGTGCAAAAGGCGGTCAATGCGACCGCAACATGGACGGCGACAGCACGGCGCCTGTCGAACGACGCGACCAACCTGGTCAATATGGTATCGACCATCGGCGGCGCGGTAGGGCGGTTCGCCAACGGCCGGAATGTGGGCGGGCTGAGCTCGAAGCAGTCCGCTACCAGCGGCAGCACGCAGACCGTCGCCGACCTGGTGGCGCTGGGATCGGCGGCGCGCGCCGCAGTGTCCACTGCGATCTCCAGCATGTCGTCCTCGGCGTCCGGGTTGAGCGCCGGCACGACAGGCAGCTTCGCGTCCTCCGCCCAGGCGTTGGCATCGACCGTTTCCTCCTCGGCGAAGGACCCGGCCGACGCGGTGCGGATCCTGGGCCAGATGGCGCAGGGCGTGCCGGGAACGGATGTGTCGAAGTCACCCATCGGCGTGTCCCAGCAGGCGGTGCAGGTCGCGACCAGCAGCATGTTCCGCCGCGCGGCCGTGGTGGCGATGGCGCGCGCATCGGCTGCATACCAGCCGGCCTCGGCCGACGATGCCGCCGCGCTGCGCGCGAAGGTATGCGAAAGCCTGGATGCGGAGATCGTGGTCGCCGGCGACCAGGGCGCGGACGACGTGTACAACACGCTTCGGGCACTGCGCGCCGCTGTGTCGAAAGATCTGGCCGAGCGCGGCGCCGGCCTGCCGACGACCGTTTTCGTCGGCAGTGCGCAGCCCTTGCCAGCCCTGGCGCTGGCGCAGCGCCTGTATCGCGACAGCGCGCGCGCCGACGAGCTGGTGACGCAGTCGGGCTGCATCCATCCGGCATTCATGCCGACGAATTTCAAGGCGCTCTCGGGCTGATACATATGGACGATTTGACACTGGAGGTCGGCGGGCGCGCGCTGTCCGGCTGGACCAGCGTGCGCGTCACGCGCGGCATCGAGCGTGTGCCGTCGGATTTTGAGATCGAGATGACCGACCTGTACCCGGGCGAAGAGAAGGTCTTCACGGTGACGCCGGGCGCCGCCTGCGTGGTGAAGCTGGGGGGAGACGTGGTGCTGACCGGGTACGTCGACCGCTTCGCCCCGATGATCGACGCCGGCATGCATTCGATTCGCGTCGTCGGCCGCGGCAAGTGCGCGGACCTGGTGGACTGCTCCGCCGAATGGCCCGGCGGCCAGATCAGCGGCTCGACGGTGGAAGAAATCGCACAGAAGCTGGCGCGCCCGTATGGAGTGTTCGCGGACGGCGGCGTCAGCCGGCCGATCACGGTGTATACCGACGTGACCGACGTCGGACCGAAGATCCCGGTGCAAAACCTGATCCTCGGCGAGACGCCATACACCATCATCGAACGGCTCTGCCGGTTCGCCGCGCTGCTGGCCTACGAGGACGAGGCCGGCGACCTGTTTCTGACACGGGTGGGCGGTATCGAGGCGGCCAGCGGCATTGCGCAGGGCAGGAATGTGCAGCGGGCACGCGTCGAGTACGGGATGGACCAGCGGTATTCCGAGGTGCAGGGCTATATCCAGTCGTTCGACACGTTCAAGGACCTGGGCGACGTGGGCAACCTGCAGGTCTCGGAGCAGGATCCGAATGTGCGCCGGCACCGCCGCATGATCGTGATCGCGGAAGCGGGCGACAGCCTCGGATTTCCGGTCCTCCAGAAGCGCGTCAAGTGGGAGGTGGCGCGCCGCTTGGGCCGCTCGCAGGCGCTGCGTGTGACCGTCGACAGCTGGCGCGATGCGGCTGGCGCGCTGTGGACGCCGAATACGCTCGTCCCGATCGCGCTGCCGGCCCTGAAGGTCGACGGCGTGAAGTGGCTTGTCAGCGAGGTGACCTATAGCCGCAACATGCATTCCGGCACCACGGCGGACCTGATGCTGATGCCGAAAGAATCGTTCCTGCCGCAGCCGGTCGTGCTTCTGCCTGGCTTCGCCGATGTCAAACCTGTGGAGCCGAAATGATCGACGCCATCCAGCGTCTGCACCAGCGCGTCCTGCACGTGATCGGGCGCGGCCGTATCACCACCGGCAACGACGCCGCCAGCGTGCAGATGCACCAGGTGAAGCTGGGCCCGGACGAAATCAAGGACGACATCCCGCGCCTGGCCGAATTCGGGCTGACGTCGATGCCGCCTGTCGGCTCGGACGTCGTTGTCCTGTTCCTGGGCGGCGACCGTTCCAACGGCGCCATCGTCGCCACCGGCCACCAGGCCTCGCGCCCGAAAGGGCTGCAGGTCGGGGAGACGATGCTGTATTGCCAGGACGGCAAATCGATTTATTTGACCGCCAGTGGCGGCGTGGTCGTCGAGGCGAAAGGCCAGGATGTGACGGTGAACAACGCTACCACCGTGATCATCAATGCCAGCGATAAGGTACGCATGGTGACGCCGCTGCTGGAAGTGACGGGCGACATCATCGACAACGCCGGGTCGAACACGCACAACCTGGCGCAGATGCGCGAGATTTACAACGGCCACAAACACCCGGTTTCGGGCGTTTCGACGGGCTCTGCAACAGTAACTTCCAGCACGACGGGACAAACCCAATGAGCGATATTTCGACTGTCTGGTTGCCAGAGATCGGCCGCGGCGACTGGCTTCAGAACGGCGCGCAGCTGGCCAGCGGCAACGACCTGGTGACGGCCATCTTGATCAGCCTGTTCACCGATCGCGTGGCAGCGGCCGACGATGTGATTCCGGACGGTTCGAGCGATTCGCGAGGATGGTGGGGCGATGATCCCGCCAATCCGATCGGATCTCGCCTGTGGCTGCTGGGCCGCGCCAAGCAGGTAACGGATACGCTCTCACGAGCGCAGGACTACATTACCGAGGCGCTGCAGTGGCTGATCGATGACGGTGTGGTTGCCCGCTTCGATATCCTGACCGAATGGACCCGATCCGGCATGCTCGGCGCGCGCATCATCGCCTACGAGGCGAGCGGCGGCATCATCGCGCTGAATTCCAAGTCCGTATGGGGATCCACGAGCGCCAGCTCCGCGCAAGGCCTGGTCGTCACCTTTTAAGAATCTCACACATGCCATTCATCCGCCCTACATTGACCGACCTGCGCGCGCAGGTCGCGCAGGACATCGCGTCAGCGCTGCCCGGCACCGATCCGCTGCTGCGCTTTTCCAACCTGAACACCATGGGCGTCGCGCAGGCCGGGCTGGCGAACCTGCACTACGGCTACCTGGACTGGATCGCCAGGCAGTCCGTTCCGTTCACGGCTACCGACGAGTTCCTGGAAGGGTGGGCCGGCCTGATCGGAATTACCCGGCTGCCGGCCACGTCGGCATCCGGCGTAGTCACCTTCACTGGTGCGGCCGGCGCTGTGATCCCGGTCGGCCAGCAGCTGGTGCGCGGCGATGGCGTCACGTTCACCGTGCAGATCGCCGCAACGGTCGGCCTCGGCGGTGCGGTCGACGTCAGCGCGACGGCCGATGCCGATTCAACGGGCGCAACAGGCGCATTCGGCAACTGCGCGGCCGGCGCGTTGATGACGCTGTCGCAGGCGATCGCCGGCATCCAGTCGACCGGTTCCGTGTCCACTGCCTTCGTTGGCGGCGCGGACATCGAGTCCGACGACTCGCTGCGCACGCGCATGCTGTCGGCCTACCAGAGCCAGCCGCAGGGCGGCGCCGGGGCCGATTACGTGCGCTGGGCGCTCGAGGTCCCGGGCGTGACGCGGGCGTGGGCGGTCGGCAATGGTTTCGGCGCCGGCACCGTCGTCGTTTACGTCATGCTCGACACCGTGCGCGCGGGGCAGGGCGGCTTCCCCCAAGGGCAGGATGGTGTGGCGGCGGACGAGACGCGCGGCACGGTCGCCGCCGGCGACCAGCTGCTGGTGGCGGGCCACATCCTGCCGGTCCAGCCGGTGACCGCGCTGGTGTATGCGGTTTCCCCGGTCGCCAATCCGATCGATTTCACGATCAACGGCATTCCGACGGCGGCGCAAGGCTCCATCGCCGGCGCCATCAACGGGGTGTTCCAGACAGACGGTGCGCCCGGCAAGACGATCCCGCTGGCGCATGTGTGGTCGGCGATCGCCGCAGTGTCCGGCGTCGATGATTTCGTCATCACGTCGCCGACGACCGACATCGCAAACGGGACCGGCGAGCTGCCGACTGTCGGCGCCATCGTCTACACACAAGGATAGCCATGTACGGCAGTGACCAAATCGCCGCCCAGCAGATCGCGCACGTCCAGTACGGGATCCCTGGCCGGATCGTCAAGTATGTTGAGCAGCCGGCCTATGTGTATACTGCATCCGACTACCTGGCCGCCTTCCAGGCGCTGCTGCCCCGCGGGCGCGTCTGGCCGCGTGATGCGGACGCAACGTTGACCTCTGTCGCATCGGGTCTGACCCAGATTTACGCGCGGACCAACGCACGCGCCAACGACGTCATCGCAGAATCGTTCCCAACGACCACTTTCCAGATGCTGCCCGAATGGGAGGCAACGCTCGGGTTGCCGGATCCCTGCGCCGGGACATCGCCCACCGTGCAACAGCGCCGCGCCCAGGTGCTGGCGCGGTTCTCGGGCAGTGGCGGGCAATCCGTTGAATACATGATTGCGTTCGCCAAGAGTCTCGGCTACTTCATCACCATCACGCAGTACGCCCCAGCGCGGGCTGGAATGCTGCGCGCTGGTCAGCCAGTACGCGGTAGCGACTGGGCGCACGCATGGTCTGTCAACGCACCCAACTTCACGGTGACGAATTTCCGTGCCGGGTCATCGTTTGCCGGCGAACCGCTGGCGTCCTGGGGGAATGACGTGCTCAGGTGTGAACTCGAATCCATCGCGCCAGCGCATACGACCCTGCTTTTCAATTTCACGTAAAGGACCCCCATGTTTCGCATTGATGACACCTCGGCGGTAAGCTCCCTGCCAACACCGGAAGATGCCGGGACCGAAGGTTATTTCACGGAAGGCGATCCAGCGACGGGCGTACCGGCAACTCAGGTGCGCGCATCCTGGCTCAACCGCATTCAGGAAGAGCTGCGTGCGATTGTGGTTGCTGCTGGGCTGGCGCCTTCGAAGACCAGCTATACGCAGGTGCTGGCCGCGATCACGGCCCTGATGACCCCAGGCCAGACGCTGGCCGGGAACGGGTACCGGAAGTTCCCGGGAGGGCTGATCCTGCAGTGGGGTACTGTAGTGACGGATGCCTCCGGCAACGCGACCACTTCCTTCCCGATCGCGTTTCCTCTCAACCTGTACGGCGTAGTCGCTTCGGCCTCCAGCAGCGCAGGGACTGTGATCACCAACGTATACAACTCAGGCGGCGCGAGCATCATGACGACCTTGCTGGTCAAGACGACTGCCGGCGGCTCGCCGATTTCCTCGACCGTCAACTACTTCGCACTGGGGCAATAACATGCGCTATTCGCAAACCACGGGATGCTTCTACCCGGACGACATCAATTACTCATCCATGCCGCCCGACCTCGTCACGGTGAAGGACGAGGAGTACGCCGCGGCAATGACTCGGCCTACCGGATACACGATTGAGGTGATCGGCGGGACCCTTTCGGTGGCTGCACCAGCACCGGCAAGCGCGAGCGAACAAGCGCTTGCCCAGATCGCCGACCTGGAGCGTACCGTCACCCCGCGTCGCATGCGCGAAGCGGCGCTTGGCATCGATAACGGCTGGCTCAAGGCTGTGGACGACCAGATAGCATTGTTGCGCGCATCGCTCGCCTGAAAACTACCTCCCCGAACCACCAGAATCCGCCTTGATGGCGGATTTTTTTTTGGCTAAGACATGGCAAACATTCGCGCGGATCTCGTCAAAGAGACCACTTTCACCAAGGGTGCCGGCAATATCATCACGACAGGAGCGACCGTGGGGAGCCGTCCGTTTTCGGACGTGTGCAGCATCGGCGATACCTTTTCGTATTCACTGCGTGGATTCGATCTGCTGGGCAACCCAACCGGAGAATTCGAGGCGGGCATCGGGACATACGTCGGCGTAAACACGATTGCGCGCACAACCGTCCAGGTGTCCAGCAACGGAGGGAGCCGCGTTTTCCTCTCGAGCCTATTGGCTCAGATCGCGATTGTCCTCACTGCCGAAGATGTCAATGACCTGGCGTCTCAACTGCCGGCCTATTCGGGCTCTGTTGCGGGTCCTGCCGGCGCCTCAATGGTAGGCACCGAAGATGGTTCTAATGTTGCCCAGTGGTTGTCGACCCTACGCCGAGACTTCGTATTTGCCGACCGCTACCCGACGATCAAGGCGGCGGTCGCGGCCCTGCCGTCGACGGGGGGCATCGTGCTCATGGGCGCTAAAAACTATTACGCCGGCGACTGGAACTACAGTACCGACTACATGGCCAAGCCCAACGTTCTCCTTCTGGGCACACGCATGCCGCGCTTGTCAGCCGATGGAAAGAAGCTGGAGGGCGGCACGGTCATCGAAGGCCGGTTCAATGCATTCGCGCATGGCTTTGGCCATGAAAATGTCGGCTATGACATGGGCAAGACCGTTTGCGACACGCGCTATCCAGGCTACGACACCCACAGCGCCAACCACCCGCTGGGCGGCACATGGGATGCGTTTGCCTTCGGCCAGCCGCCGGTGCCGATCGGCGTTCGCTACGGCTTCTACGCCCGCAACGTGATCGCCTTGTGCCGCGACAGTTCGACCTTGGGCCACGCGATGCTGATGGAAGGGATCGACGGTGGCGATGTCGATAATCTGGTGGCTATATACGGTGGCCATGGCATCGTGTTCAAGTCGAAGAACATCCGCGGCACCCGCGTCGCTGGTTATGCCCAGTCCGGCCAGGGCGTACTGTTCAAGTCAGACACCATCGCCTCATGCGAAAAGATCATGCTTGCCAGCGTTGAGGGCAGTCGCAACCCGCCTGGCGTCACACTCTGGTCGGCGGCGCCGATCCCATCCAATGGCGGGGTTTTTATCAACCCGTACAGCAACGCGCTTGGGCAAATCCAGATTGGCCAGGTCAAGAGCTTTGGCACGAACCGGGGTTTGAACTTCGACGGAACTGTTGGCATGACGGGCGCCGACATTCAAATCGGCTCAGTGCTGTGCGATGGCTACACCGGTACGATGGACTACGCCGTCATCGGACAGCATGCCACATTCGAGCGGGTCCAGATCGGGCAGGTCATCGCCAATAATGCCAATCAGGCCGTGTACTGGGAAGGTGCGGACACACTTGAAATCGGCAACTTGCGTGCTACGCAGATAGCGAACTACGGGGTCATGGCGATTGGCAATGGCCGAGTCCGAGTTGGCTCCGTCAAGTTCACTACTTGCGGGTCCGCCTACTACTGCGATGACACTGCACGAATCTATGTCGGAACGGAAGAACTGGCCAACGTAACTACCAAGTGGGCGCGCACCCCTCCCTCACTCGTGGCCAAATGGGCAAACTACGGCGGGGGAAACTCCACATTCGATGTGATTTTGAGCAACTACAAAGTCGAGCTCAAGGGGCTGATTAAAGCCGCAGCCGGCGCAACGGCGTCGATGGTTTCACTTCCCGTCTATCTTCGTCCTCCTGAGAGCCGGCGGCTTCCTGGCTACGTGAATAACGGCGGCTTTGTATTGATCGGCATAGGTAGCGATGCAACGGGGGTTGAGCTCAATGATGGCACCGCCCCATCTACGGGCGACTACGTCAGTGTCGACGACATCGCCTGGAAATACTAAGGGAAGTCCATTTCTCAACTAACCCGCTCGGCGGGTTTTTTTACGCCCATCGAAAGGCAAGCATGAACCAAGTAACCCCTGCAGAAGCCGGGAGCTACGCCGGCGCCGTCGTGGCGATCGTCGCATCACTGACCCTGACGCAATGGGGGATCATCGTCGGCATCTTCACCGCGCTGGCGACCTTCGTGCTCAACGCGTTTTACATGCGCCGGCGCGATCAGCGCGAGCAGCGTGAGAGTGACGCGCGCCTGGGAGTCAAGCCATGATGGCCCGGCTCAAGGCTTGGGTGCGCTCGGCCGGCGTCTGGTTCAACGCCGCGCTGCTGACCGCATTCCCGTTCACCGACCAGATCATACAGGCGATCACCGACAACCTGCCGGCCCTGGCGCCGTACCTGCCGCCGAACGTGTACAAGGCCGTCGGCGTGGCTATCGTCGTGTTCAACATGATCCAGTCGATGCGGCGTGCGCACGCGGCCGCGCAGGCGAAGGCGGTGACGAATGGCTGATCAGACCAAGAAGCCGAGCCGGCGCGCACTCGCCGCCATCGTCGGCACTGCCGCCGCGGCCGCGCTGCTCGCGTTCACACCGGTGCAGGAGGGGAGGGTCCTCAAAACCTACCGTGACCTGGGCGGCGTGCTGACCTACTGCGATGGCGCCACCGAGAACGCTCAGGCTGGCCGGACCTACACGCCGGCCGAGTGCGACGCGCAGTTGGATCGCGACCTGGAGCGGCACGCGGCGGGCATCGCCAAGTGCGTTCCGATGGAGCGCTTGACGGATGGCCAGAAGATCGCCTTCGTCGACGCGGCTTTCAATATCGGCGTACCTGCCTTCTGCGGCTCCAGCATGGCGCGCCGGGCGAACGCCGGCGACATGCCTGGCGCGTGCGACGCGCTGCTGCTGTGGAATAAGGTCGGCGGCCGCGAGGTGGCCGGCCTGACGAAGCGCCGCCAGCGCGAGCGCGAACTATGCCTGAAAGGAATGCGATGAAACGCGTCAGCACGAAACTGTGGATGAACGAGGGCACCGGCTACACACTGTTTTTCTGCCCTGGCTGCGAGCGCCCGCACGCCGTTGGCGTGAAAGGCCCTGGGGCCTGGGGCTACAACGACAACCCGGAGCGCCCGACCTTTACGCCATCGGTCGGCGTCAATCTAGATCGGTGGGCGCCACAACTGCCGCGCTGCCACTCGTTCGTGACTGATGGTCGAATCCAGTTCCTCTCGGACAGCGACCACTCGCTGGCCGGTCAGACCGTCGACTTGCCCGCCTGGCCCGAGCACTGGAGCGTCACATGATTTCGCGACCGATCATCTACTTGCTGCTGGCTGGGGCACTAATCGGAGGCGCCGCTCAGTACCGCGCCCACGTGTTCGGCCTCGGCGTGGGCCAGGAAGCCGCGCGCCGGGACGCCATCGACGCGGAGAACGACCGCCGGGCCCGCGCCGCGCTGGCGGACGCAAACGCCCGCGTGCTCGTCGCCCAGGCCAACCTCGACGGCGCCATGGCCGGCCTGTCAAAACTTCAAACGGAGCTCTCCTATGAACAAGCCACTTCGGCTGCGCTGCAGTCTGATCTTGCTGCTGGCCGTCGCCGGCTGTCAGTCCTCACCCGTGCGCGAGCGCCTGGTCCAACCGAACAGGGTGCAGGTGCCGCCGCTGCCGCAGTGGATCCGGGACTCGGTGTCGCAGCCGATCTCGACGGACGAGCTGCAGCAGATCTTGAATGGATGCGGCAGACCAGGGACGACGCCATCGCAGGCCTGCAGGCCTGCATCGCCTCCTACGGTGCCGTGAAAGTTGCATCCGATAGCTTGGTGCCGTGATGGACTTGCACGCCATCACGCCGGCCGGCGCCGTCCACATCGTGAGCTTGGTCGACGGCAAGGTGATCATTCCGCCGGCGGCGCCAACCCATCAACTTGACCAATTTGGCAAGTCGGCGCCCGCCGCGCCTCAGGCAGGGCCAGCACCCGCGCCGCCACCTCCGCCGGCACGCCGCTGGCGGCAAGCGAGCAGGTCGCCTCCAGCCAACTGATAATCGGCAGCAGGATTAGGACCAGGTCGACCCGGCTCGCGGTGACCAGATCAGTCCGGGCGCAAGCGGGTGGCGTCATTTGCATGTCGCCCTGGCGTCCATTGGGTCGCGCCCGCCCTCGCGCGTCTGCAGCGTGCAACTCCTCACCTTCGGGTCCAGCTGCTCCCACCAGGCGATGCCCCCGCCCCCATACGAGCAGACCAGCCACTTGGGGTCGCCGGCGGCAAAGCCGTGACGGATGTCCCAGCCACCCTTGACCTTCTGGCGATCACCCTGCAGTTCGCCCCGGCCGTTCAGCTCTCCAGCGTACATACCGGCTCCCGTGAGTCTCGCCTTGGCAACAAATCCCTTTCCCTTGTGCTCGTGCGGAGTCTCGGCCAGAGGCGCGTCCTGCCAGGGGTAAAACTTCGGGCACTCGATAACCTGGGCTTGCGCCGCCGGCGCCAGGAAGAGGCAGAGCAGGAGCGCGCGCCTCATACCATCACCACGTAGTACTGGTCCGCATTGTCGGCATCGTTGTACGGGTTGCCTTGCGCATGACTGCGCTCGCCCCTCGCCTCGACGTTGCGCTTATGGATGGTGTTCTTGTCCCGGTCGCGCCACTGGTCCATGATCCAGAGCTGCGACGGCCGGCCCGTTGACTGGCCGCGAGGTCCGAACTCGACAAACAGCGCGGCATGGTAGCCGTGCCTATTCGGGAAACGCCCGGCGCCCTTGCTGTCGAACACGAAGTTCGCGATCACCGCGCCCGGGTTGAGGTAGCTGAGGTCGACGACCCGCGGTCCGGGCCGCCACCCAATCGTCGGCCCGACCGACGTCAACTGCTGGACCAGCGCGACGCACTCACCATCTCCGAGTGGCATTCTCCCCTCAAGCTCCTCGACTTCGCCACTGTAAATCCGATTTCCCATGCGACCTCCTGTCTCGAAACGGACATGGTCTCAAGGTTGGGTTTACACCAACTTGGCGGCGGTCAACCGCGGCAGAGAGGAAGAGCAAGGCCGCGCTGCTATACTGGACGGATGTACAGCATAGTCAAACTCCTCCGAAATAACGGCATCAGCCGGCCTCGGATTGAAGTAACGGACGATCCCGGCCACGAAGGCGAGCTGCGTTTCGAGCCGACTGGCTCCGTATATAGGGCGACGTTGACCGAGCCCGAGGACGAGCATATGCGCCTGATCATTCCGGCGTTGGAGCACGCTCAGCTGGTCGTGATGCGAGTCGATATGATGCTTTTCCGAGGTATCGAGCGCGGCAACAACGGGGCAGGGTGCGAGCAGGAGTGGTCGGTCAAGATCATCGGATACTAGGCCGCTGCTGGCGTGGGCTTGCGGGGATATACTCAGCCAACGCAAGATGGTCGGACGACTGCGCGAGCGCGGCAAATTGCAAGGGTACGGAGTTGCTTATGGATGTGGAATTTGAGCGGGAGTCCCTGTACCGGGAGGTTTGGTCATCCCCAATCAGCACCCTCGCAAAAAAATACGGATTGTCCGACAACGGGCTGCGGAAGGTGTGCGTAGCGCTGGCGATTCCGCTTCCCGCGCGCGGATACTGGGCGAAGGCTGCGGCCGGTCACCAGCTGACGATCCCTGCGTTGCCGCCAACCGATGGCCGGACCTTCGTTGTCTCCCGCCCGTCCCGGGCCGAAGACGCTAGTAACAGCGCTCCTGCGCCGCAGCCCGACAATTGGTTGCAGGAGCGGCTCGCCTTCGAGACTGCCCCGGAGAACGCCGTGCTGGTGCAGGCCGAGTTGACTAATCCGCATCGGTTGGTCGCATCCACCGCGAAAGCAGTGTCCGCCGAATGCGCCGCGCTACGGCGATCCCGCGAGCGGCTGGAAAATCCGCCCAAGCTAAAACCGGGTCAGCGATGGGAGCCGGACTGGGAGGCATTTTCAAGCCCGAGCTGGCGCGACTACGAGGACCGCGGCGGGATCATGGACCTTTCAGCGTGTTCTGCCCCAATGCGCGTATCGATCGAGACGGCTGATCGCGCGCTTCGAATCTGGGACGCGATCATCAAGGCCTGTGAGGCGAGGAGCATGCGCGCCTCGGCCGAACACCTCGTAGTAAAGATCAGCTTGGGCCGAGACTATGTCGGGCTTCGGATTTCCGAGCAAGTCGACCTCACAAAGCGTGCTGTTGTACCCGGAATGGTACCCGCCACGGTGCGGAAGGCAGCCGGCCGCCTGCGGATGGTCGTGGTTGATCGGAGCGAGACCAGGTTCAACGACAGCACAGAGCGCCCGCTTGAGGCGCAGTTGAACGATATCCTGATGCGAATCTACCGCTGCATGGCTTTGCAGCGCGTCCGGCGCATCGAAGAGGCGGAGAAGCTGCGGCGCGACGAAGCAGCCGCACGGGCCCGGGAGGAGGAGCGTGCTGCGGAGGCGGAGGCGGCTAGGTTGCGCGAGGAGGAGTTGCAGCGGCAGCGGGCCGCGCAAGCAGCGAAGGACGCGATCCGCGCCCAAGAAATCGAGCGTGAACGCGCGCTCATCAGCGAGGCCACCACTTGGCGCGAAGCGCAGGCGATTCGGGATTACATACGGCACCTTGAAGGCGCCGCCACAATCAGCGGCACTTCAATCAGTCTGGAGCTTCAGAGGTGGCTGGATTGGGCAGCTTTGGTAGCCGAGAAGCTTGACCCGACATCCGGGCGGCTTCTAGGCGTACCAGGGAGAGAGGTGTCTTCATCATTCGATTTAGCGTCCGCATCGCAGCCTACGACGCCGTGAAGGCAGCGGCCGACGTTCAGTAATTGAGAGGGAATCGCATGATCAACACCATAAGCTATGCAAGGAAATGATCCATCTTTAAGCTTGTGTCTTGATTACAAAAGAAAACGCATCATGTCCAAATATCTCTGCAAATTCTAGAGGCTCTGGCTTATATGGATTTATTCTGCGGCCTCTATATCCAGCAACATCAACGTTCTTTAAGAAAAGCATGTTTGCAGGTGGTTTATGGTTTACGTCGAAACTCAAAACCTTGTCTATGAAGGTGAATAGTTCAACATATGCCGATATGAAGTTTGCATAACTCGTATCAAATATTTTGTAATTTACATTATCTATCTTGAATTCGGAGCTGGTGTTCCCAACGCTCTGCTGGACGCTAAAATTTTTCAATAAGTCTTGCCGAAGTTGCAGAGCCCTCTTAAGTGCTGGAGGAAACTCTGCAGAATCCTGGAAATTGAAAATTTCAATAAGAAAAGAGCTGATTGAGTCGTCAAGAATGGTGGATGCGTCGTTGCTTACTTCATATTCTCCTCCGCGGGAGTTGGGGAACAGCTTTCGGTGCGCCTCTCGAGTAGAGTGCACGGAAACTTTTTCGCTCGAGATTTTTGCGCAATATTTGTCGAACTCTTCAATATGCTTGTAATAGTTGGCAAAATTGTTCTGGCTCTGAGTTAGTGCAATCTGCGTTCCAGTTCTTTCAATCTGTCGCTTTGTTTGTTCAGATCGATGATTGGCGCCGCAGATACCAATAAGGGAAAGACCTACTGCTAACATGCCTAGGGGAACCTTGAATATCTCTATTGATTTATTCAGGCCATCATAGTCAGGCTTGAAATATAAATTAGAGTTCCATAAGATGATTGCAGTCGTGCTGGTGGCGAAAATAACGGTAATTAAAAAGGTCCAGCGGACGATGGAAAGATCAAAAAGGCTTTTTTCTGGGTGAAACTTCATATATTATTAATATCTTATTGGCTTCGTGGGTGTTATTAAGTATGTGAAAACTTTTTGCTATCGTATAGGCGATCTCGTTAATTCGTATGTCGTGGATGGGTTTAATATCTTGTAGACTTTAATTTTTAGGCTAGCTTTCTCGATGGATTCTAAGACTAATTTCTCATTATGTTTCGAAATACGCATTCCAAGACAAATACTCTCGATTGACGATTTTGAAAAGTTGTAATTTCCCGGGCCTTTTTGATCCGATAACGATCTGGCCTGCTCAACGCTAGTATGGCAGCAAAATTCCCTAAATTGATCGTCTCGATCAACCTCTTTCATATTCGATTTTATTACTCTCCATTCTTGCTCGTATTCCCAACACTTTGCCTTGGTTAAGAAAACGTTGTCATAAAACTTTCTGTTAAGAGTAACGGGTGTAGTAACCGTCGGAAGTTCGTCAGCATAGACAACCTTGTTTGCACTAATGAAAACGTCTGTATCGCTATGAAAGCCAACACAGATGCCTTTGTGGTGGTCTGCGTAATGGGACCACATCAGCGCGCTATCCCAGTAGGGTGTCAAGCATAGAACTCCCGTCTTATCTAAATGGGTATGTGTTGCCTCAAATTTAATAAAATCTTTTCCGGAATTTGTGAGGCTATTTACGATCCCTAGACGTTTTGCAGGCGAAACTTTATGAGCGCGAAGAGTTTCATGGAGTTTGCGCTTTGCATCTTTGCTTGAATCCACTTGAAAGTATGGGCGACAGTCAAATGGGTCATTAAAATCAAGGCGACTTGAGAATCTCAAGGATTGCCCGGAAAGCATCAATGGAAGCCATTCTCGGACTGGCGAGAACTTATATAAGATGGGCGGTAATCTCTCGTCGGGCTTTAGTAGGTCTAAACTCATTATTAAATGACGAAATTAAGTGGCCGGATAAAATGACTGCAAAAGTTAATCAACAACGTCTCGTGCTATGAGCCATCTATCAAGCGACCTTGCGTTTAATTTGTAAAACATTTAGAGATTGGCCGTTGGCGTCAAGAAGTTCGGAAAGCTTCCGGCCTAATAGACACCAAGCCGTGCGCTTCTCGTCTGCATAGTCGTGATGCAGGTAGTGCCGACGCACCTTGCTACCGCCTAGGACGTGGTTTTGGCATCGATCAATGGTGTCGAGCGGAACGCCAAGTGCTTGCATCATGGTCGCGCCGGTCCGGCGCAGGTCGTGGGGCGTCCAGGTGCCATTTTTGCCACTGCCCAGGACGAGTGTGTTGTCGCTGCGGCGGTTCTTCAATGGCGCTCGCGGCTTGCCGTCCTTTTCCTTCTTGAACATGGCTTGCCGATCACCGATTTGCTTGGTCATCGACTTGGTGTCGATATGATCCTTACCGCCGTACGATGGGAAGCACCAGTCCGAGTGCCCGGTAAGCGTGTGCAGTTGCTGGAACTGCGCTAGGGCGAAGGGCGACAGGTAGATGCGCATATCGGCCAAGCTCCCCTTCACGTTTTCCTTCGGTATGAACCACTCGCCGGTGGCCAGGTCAACGTCTTCCCATCTGGCCATGCTTAGCTCGCCGACTCGGCACAAGGTTGATAGCATGATCCAGATTCCGCGCTGCGTCGTCTTCTCTAAAGGCCGGCGCGCGCGGCGCTTGTCGGCGGCGTTTGCGTACTCATCCTCAGCCTGCTGCAGCAGATCGCGCAGTTCGATAATCTCTTCCGGCGACAGCACCCGGTCGCTCTGATTGTCCAAGTCGTAATCAGGTGAGACGATTTTGTCGATCTCAATCAGGTCCATGGGGTTACCGTCGACCATGAGCTTGCGCCACGGCTGGCGCTTCTGGGCCCAGGCGAACATCTGCGTCAGGCTGTTGCGCACAACGACCGCCGTCCGGTTGACGCCGCGGTCGACTAAGGCGCGCAAGACCGCGCGAACATCGTGTTCGGTCACAGCCTTCACCGCCCGGCCGCCCAGTCCGGGCAGGACGTCGGCGACAAACATGCGCCTGAGCTCCGCGTTACCATCCTTCCGGCGCACGCCGTCCGTCATCCAGGCGTCGAACATGTCCTGCACGGTCAGGTCTTCGACGCGCTTGGCTTCAATCTCGGCGAGCTTAGCGGCGACCGCCTCTTGTTTCTCGTGGCGCGCTAGCTTCTTGTCCGCGCCCGGGTCGACGCCGTCCGCGACCTTTACCCGCGCACCGTCCCGTACAGCCCGGATCGCCGACAAGCCGTCAGCCGGCCAGGTGCCGCAGGAATAGTCCTTCGACTTCCCGCCAAAGCGGTAGCGATAGTAAAATGAGACCGTTACCGAGCCGTCCGATTTGACGCGCACGCGACCGAGTAGGCCGCCTTCGTCGCGCACCGTCGACCCCGCCTGATCTGGCCGGATGGCCTCAAGAGTTCGCTGTGTCAGTTTTGCCATTTTGGCGTGCAAGGGGTCGGGGCTGAAAATTTTTACCCCTACAATTACCCCTACAGTTTCCTTGGCTCACATGGTACTACCTAGGATTCCTTGGGACAATGACGTTTTGTAAGTCATTGATCGGAAAGTGTAAAATTTTTCTCTTGGTCGCTTCTGAAATTTCTTGGGACGATTAAGAAATTGCATGGGGTGCAGGGGGTCGGAGGTTCGAATCCTCTCGCCCCGACCAATAGAATCAAAGACTTACAGCAAAAGCTGTAAGGATCAACAGCACTGTATATTAGATGCTCATCTAATATCGGTGCGACATGGAAGGGTTACACGCTTTGGCTTGTAGCCCTTTTTTGCGTGCGTTTCGCCAACTAAGGGCGGAGCCCGTTTGTCATTCGAATGAGTTACCGATCAATTTCCGAACTATCGAACAGAAGGAATGCGAATGCCCCAAGAAATAAGCCAAGTAGTCCTAGAAGGAGCAGGATCAGTATTGAAGTGGCTTGGGGCGACATCGTTAGCAAGCATTATAGGATTTTGGACTGCATGGATCGCATTTCCTCCTGAGCTCGTAATAGAGTCGGTCACGGATAAGAGTAAAAAGTTCAACACCGAGTCTAGAATCAAAATAAAGAATATTGGGAAGCTACCTGCCCACGACATCGAGTGCAACGTTGTCAACTTGCGTATTCGTTTTGGCGGCTTTTCGATTGGTGACGGAAATTTCAGTGGTATTGGATCACAGATGATTCACCGCCTTTCCGGTGGAGAGAGCACTGAGACGACCGTTACACCTGGCATGGGGTTTCAAGAGGCTGGCCAAATATCAGAACTTGCATATACGCTTGTGCTTGAATATAGCGCCAAGTTGTTTGGGCGTCGCAAACGTTTTGCAAAGAAGTGGAGAATCGAGCTCCGCAATTTCGAAGATGGCTTCTCTTGGAACTGGAAACCTATTAAGTGATTGGTGAAAGCTCTTAATTAGCTGCTACTCAGCTGCTGGTAACCAGCACCGACCACTCCTGCACATAAGCCGGCCCGGCATCGCCCTGCGGCCGCTCCTCGCCCTTGAACAGCATCTTGTTGCCGTGCATGGTGACGAGCCGGGCGTCGTAGAGCTCCAAGAATCTCCCGGCTTGTTGACCACAGCCAAGTTGTCGTAAACTCAAGCCTGACACCATGTCCCATCAACAATGGAGGGCATATGGGAGCAAGGATCTACTCGGGTGACGTTGAGCAGTTGGAAGGCCACGAGCCATTTTCGGACGGGGAATGCGTGGCTCTCGTCCAGGCTGTGACCAGTGTAGGGCTGACAGCCGGGTGGAGACCAGGGCCGCGGGTGGTGGACCTCAGCTACCTCAACCCCGGGACGGTGATTGCCAATTTCTTGGACGGGCGTTTCCCGAATCGGCGCCGGTACCACGCCGCGATGTTCATGGAGTTCGGCCCACGCGGCATGTCCAGTGGTCGACCGAGCACGATCAAGGTGATGGACCAGTTTACCGGGCGCCATCCAAGGAACATGGTGAAGTCGAGGGACATCTATGCACGGGGAGACAAGACCTACAAGCAGGGCAACCCCTACGCGGACTGCGACAACGCGGACCAATACTACGTGGTGATCGTATGAGGCGGGCACTCCTACTTTGCCTCGTGCTGGCACCGGCAGCGCATGCCCAGGTTGCCGAGTGCCCGAAGTTCTACCCGTGGCAGGACACGCCGATGAACGAGGTGCCGTACGAGCACAAGGGTA